GAACCACCTTTGTATCCTACAAGGATCTTGTTGCGTGGGAAGTAAGGATCTTTGTAAACAGTAAATCTGTTAGAGAGAGATCCGATAGCCTCAGCACCAATACCAGAGAATGCTGCTTGACCTTGACCATCAATCTTGATAGAAGGCTTGTAAAGTACAGAAGCTTCGAAGATTGTTGCAACTTCAGGTGAAACCACGATAAAGTTAGCAGAACCACGAAGAGTCTTTCTGTGAATCTCATTAGCAACATCGATAATGGTTTCAACAAGAGTCTCATACCATTCACGAACTGTACCAGTAAATACAGGACCAAGTGTAGCAGATACGTGTGCACCAGTTCTCTTGTTCACAAACTTACCAGGAGCACGTGACCAGAAGAAGTTAGCACCTTTTGCTTGAACCAAGAGGTCATTAAGAATTTCACGATCGATTTCCAATGCAATTTGCTCAGAAAGGATTTGAGTTAATTCAACTTCAGCATCCATTGAGTGGTAAGCATTTAAGTCTTGAGCGAGTTCTGGAGACCAGCGAGCTCTTAACTTACGAGTTGTAGCTGTAACAGCGATAGACTCGATCTTGATGTCGATCTCAGGAATTACTGGTGTTGGAGTAGTTCCAAAGTCTGATTCAAATGAAGGAACTACCAAAACAGAACCGGTATCAGTGTCACCAGTCTCAACCAATGCGTCAGAAACTGGGAAAGATGCTGACAGGTTCAATGCAGTACTAATACCCACCATTGTTGAAGCTGTACCCTGAACAATTGTCTTAATAACAGTACCGGCTGATGCAACGTTTGCAAATGGATCTGGAGTAAAAACTGTACCTGCGGAATCGTGAACCAGAGTACCTAATTCGTTAAGACGTCTGACGTTCCAAATATTATTACCACCTTGAATAGCAGCGCCAGGAACAGTTAATGTACCTAAATTACCTGGACCGTTACCGGCAACTCCATTTTCTGAATAGAGTGCTACTTCTTTAATCAACGTAGGATCTACTCTTCTATTAGCACTGTCTTGTAATAGTGATGCAGAGATGAAAAGAACCTGATAGGTGTTAGTACCGTCATCAATTTCCTTAGTGATCTGTGGGTCGAATTGGAGTAATTTACCATCGGCACCAGCTGTACCTAAGTTAGCTGCAGCAGTAAAAGTTTGAGTAGCAGCTGTACCCATAGCACCATTCAATGCGTCACCAGTTGAAGCGAATGCTTTGTTAGAGTGAACTTTAGAGTAAGAAGTTCCTACAAGGTCGTATTGACCACCAGTAGCATCTGAACCAGTTCTAACGCTTGCACCGGCTGGGTTGTTGTAAATAGATTGACCTTGCTTGTAAGTTGATCCACCAGTTGCTGATAAAGAGTTATTAGAAGCAGTGGCATCACCACCAACATCAGATCCGTAAGTGTAATCTAAGTAGAACAAAAGTCCACTTGGAAGAGACATAGGTTGAATAGATACTAATTCATTAGCAACCAAACCACCGAATACACGACGAACGATTGGGAAAGCGATGTTTGAAAATCCATCAACGCGGCCAGCGTCACTGCCAGCAGTGCCCAATGTGTTTGCTTCGCGAAGAACTTGGGCTGCTTGGTTTTCCATTAAGCGTGCCATGTTCTCACGGTTATGACCTTCAAGGCCACGAAGAAGACCTGTGCGGGTCCACTTTTCTTGAATACGAGAGGCTTCTTGACCGACGTGACGATCGCGAATTCCTTCTGTTAAGTTATTTAAAGTAAATGTACGACTCATTTTTTTCTCCTGTGAAAGTAGTCTTATTTATTTTATAAACCGGCCAAACGTTGCCATCTACTTAACTCATTGTTAGAAGATGTTGCGTTTGACTGAGCAGATGTAGTTGGACGAGATGAACTTCCAAGAATTCTAGATTCTGTAAGCGTACCTTTATCTGAGCTACGTCTGAACGTTTCAGTTAATGAAGAATACAAAGATTTTGCTTCTTGTAATGATTGTGCTTCATCCAAAGCCTTGATAACAGACTTTTTCTGACTTTCGTTGAGGCTTTTGTTTTGCAACAATTTGTTAACATACAAAAGCTTTGCATTAAATAAATTGAGATCTTCCAACTGTTCACGAAGAGAATTAACAGCCCCTCTGTATTTATTCAGTTTCTCTGACTGAGCTCGATTTTGACGTCTCAGCTGGCGCAAGGCCTCGTTAAGTTTGTTAAGTTGTGGCGGTGTTGTGAAAGCATCTTTACCTTCACTTCCTCCACCGAAAGCACCTCTAACGCCGGCCTTTCCTTTACCTTTACCACCAAATGATCCATCGACGCCGGCTTTGCCGCCACCTTTGCCACCAAAATGATGATCCATTTTTCCTTCACGTACTAGACGCTTAATTCTGTTGATTTCTTGGCGGAGAACACGTGGATCAACATTAAATACTTCATCAAGTTGCTCTGCTCCTTCGTCTTCGTCTCCCATTAAGTCACCCATGTCTTCCATTGGAGGCATGTCATCCATCGGAGGAAGATCACCACCTTCAGCACCACCAAATCCTAAATCATCACTAAGATCTAGATCGAATTCTTGTGCCAGTTCTGCTAAAGCGCCTTCGAGATCTGCTTTAGATATCATATCGCCGCCACCTGCAGGAGCATCATCCATAGGAGGAAGGTCGTCCATTGGAGGAAGATCAGACTCAACACCTTCTTCGTCGGCTTCGTCACCTGCCTCTTCTTCATCTTGCTCAAGAAGAAAGCTAAACTCTTCGTAAAGTTCTTTGAGTTCATTGTCTAACTTTTCTTCTTCCATGGCAGCCTCATCGTATTCTTCCATGTATTCGTTTTTTTCTTCCTTGTCGATAGCTTCCCTTAATGTTCTAAGGTCAACTTCATAATATTTTCTAGACATCGTCTCTCCTTTCTTGCTAGATAATTTGTCAGCACTCTCATCAAGCCTGTGTGATAAATTTAACAGTTGATCTCGCTGGTCATCATCCATCGATGCAACTGCTCCTTTTACAGCACTGAAAAGTGCTTCTTTTGACTTAGACTCATTTAGAGAATCTAAATTTTCTTCACCAATTAAATTAATTAAAGACGACAAAGCGCTTTCGTCAAGATAAACTTCTTCATTGAGATCTTCAATGTCCTCTTTTACGTCTTCAATATCATCATGATTATTTTCAAGCAGTTGCTCTTCAATAAATTCTCTAATTTGAGGGGTAACTGATTCGAGAATTGCTTTCTTAGCGTTCTCTTCAGCGACCTCTTTGAGTTTTTTGGCATCTGCGATTGCTTCTTCAAATAATTTACTCATAAAATAAACCTCTGTATGCATTTAATTATTACGATACTTCTTAAATATCATAAAAATTATAATTTATCTCATTAATAAGTTTCTTAACTCTGTTGTTGTGCTTGATCATTGCTCTTTCATGGCTGGCAATAATATCGTTTAAACTAAAGATAGGATTGTTATCATCTTCGTTATGACGAGGTAATGGCGCCCTAGAAGTCCCATAATACGTCCCGTACATGTCCACTCTTGGTCTAGTATAAAGTCTAGGGTAGGTTGTTGATGACATCGATGTCTTTGCAACTTTTTGCCCTCGGGATCCTCTGTATGTAAGGTTTGGACTAGAACCCTTCATTGCTGTTGTCGTATGATCACTAAATTCTGATAAATTAGTATACGCGCCTGTATAACTACTCAACCGATTAGCTACATCACCCGGATCCTTCATGGGGATATTACCGTCTACTTTCGTTATCAGTGCTTTATCAACTTCTTCTACTTCGTCCTCTTCTAATTGCACAGGGTCAGGTTCATCGTATATACCAAAATTACTACCTATAATGCGCGGAGATCCTAATGGTCCATTTTTTATTTGCCCATAGCCGTGCCCTAGTTTTGAATCTGCTGGACCGAAATATATTTCGTATAAATTACTACGCTTTGCCATCTGATCCCTTGTAAGATCGACCTGATATGTAATTTCTTAAAACTGACTGATTGGCTATTTTAGGTGACGTTTCGTGAGGTGAAACTAAACCGCCCATACCGCTTCCAAATTCAACATTTAATTCCGGATCCGGTAATTCACCATTGTAAACAGGTTGATCCGCAGCATTTACACTGCCCGGTCCGGGTGAAGCAAGATTAGGAACGTATGGTGAAGCCGGAAGACCTCCACCACCTGTTTCTACTTCTTCTAAATTAGGAACTGGGTTCTGCGGATTTCCTTTAAAATCTCTGTCATATGAATTAATACCTTTTCCGTTTAAAACAATACCTGTCATTACTAATTCTTGGAAAGCTTTTTTTCTTTCTTCGTCAGACAATTCACCATTATAGATAGGCGAAGATGGAAAAGACGCTCTAATATTTTGATCTCTTCTTGCACCCTTTGGTTTATTTGGCGGTGTTGCTGTACTTAAAATTGTCTGTCTTTGTTCAGGCATTACTTCTTTCCTTTCTTAATATTTTTAATTAATTTTAATTTAAGAGTATTTAAATCTTTTTCTTCTTTAAGGCTTTTTGGCGTAATACTATTGACCTTCTTTAAAAGTCTTAACTGGTTTAAAAGCTTAGTATTTTCCTTCAACATTTTTTTTGTTAAAAATTCTTTAACGTTTTCTTTTTCTTCTGCTATTATCTGCTTAATAATATCAGGCGTAAGTTTCTTTACATTTCTCAAAATTTCCTCCCGGCTTACTAATAAATATTAAGAAAAAAAATATTTAACTAACTTTTTCTAATTGATGGCGCAAAAGCGAGATTTGCCCATTTTGATGCTGATTCTCCAAAAAGATCCTCAGGGAGTGACTGATCAACCACCTTAGCTGCCTTATCTCCTTGCGTGGATACAGAAGGGCCCGTTGACCTACCGTTTTGTTTTTGCTCCACCAGAGTTGTCATCGCTGTATCTTCAAAAATGTTTGCCATGATAGGGTCGTCTGTTAAACTACTCACTCTTTCTTTGATTGCGTTACTAGCAACGTTTTCTTTACGCACCTTGTCAACACCTGTTGTGATACTGTCTAAGTAAGATTTTCTTCTAGAAGATGATTGTTGAGATTTTGCTGTGGATGAATTCATGTCAATTCTTTCTTCTTTTATTAAGCGTTCGTTTGCTTCGTACAAAGATCCTTTCATTTCTCTAGCTTCGCTAACAGTTGCCTGTTTATTACCGATCAGGCCTTCTGCCAAGATTTCTATCAAGCATTCTTTTACAAGACTTTTTATCACGTTTCTACTTTTTAATTTTTTGTTCATCACCACCTCAATATGTCGTTAAACATTCTATCTATTTTATCTGTCTGGTTAAAAAATTTGTCCAAATCTTTTCTTAAAACACGATGTTCTTTTAACATAAAAGCTCCAGGTGTACTAGGTTCAGATACCATATCAAAGCATATTAACTGAAAATCTTCTTGCACATATTGATTTCCACCCTTGGCAACAGTTGAACCTACACCTCGTGAACTAATTCCTAAAGTTACACCGCTCTCTATCAACGACTGAATAATTTTACCGCTAGGCGTGTCTAATATTTCTATTCTTCCGTATACGTCGTTGCCCTGCATATAAGCTTCTCTAACAATATGGGATGCATTTTTAAGTTCAATAACAGAAGAATCAGGATGATCACACTCACCTAGAGCTCTGTTTTCTTGAATTAATTTTTGATAATTCATTATTTCTCGCTCTAATATTGCTCTAGGGTAAACTCTACCATTCTGATTTAATGTGTCTGCTCTTTGAATGATACCGGATAGCATAATTTTTCCGCCGTATTTTTCTCGTGACTCTTTAATCATTTGTTTTGAACACTGAATGGGTGTCCATTCTCTCAATACGCTAAGTTGATCTACAGGCATTTAAATCTCCTTTTTAATTTCACTAATTAATTTTGTTAAAGTTAAAAACTTCACAATATTTTCATCATTGACATTATTTTCATTCAAGCTAATTATTTTATTTTTGACATTATCTAGCTTCGATAAAAGGTGTTTGTTATCTGTTCTATCTTCAAATTCTTCTAAAGCAGTCAGTGTTTGATTCTTTTTGTTTTTAAAGAATTCTACTAATTGTCTTGGATTTTTTTGATTGAAAATGTAATGTTCTATGATTGTTTTTTGATCATTGCTTAATTGCTGACCGTATTCTTTGTTAAATTTTTCCGTCATTAATTTCAAGACTAGTCTGTCACTGTGTTCCATCGTGATCTGACTGTCTATTTTACTAGATTTTTCTTTTAACAATAGTTCGCCTAACCTTGTTTCTAAATCAACTAATTTTTTTATGTCCCTATCTTTCTTTCGCCACTCATTTAAAGTTAACTGTACTAGACCTAGGTCTCTATAGTCTGGAATATTATTGTAATAGAAATCTTTATCATTGATTTTATAGTTTATGTCTTTCAAGAGATTAGATTTTTCTTTCTCTAACTTTTTTTCATTAAGGTTTCTGCTAGCTGCTTTTGCCTCATTAAGAATAGAAGCAACAACGTGGGTGTTAGACACATGAGATTTTGACAATGCATTAAAAAGTCTGAATTCTTTATACAGTTCTGTACCCTTTCTAAAGTGCTTTTCAATAATTTTTGTTGTTATCTTGGCTTCTTTTTTATTGCCTTCTAACAAGTTTGAAGTAATATTCTTCAATAAAAGCTCGTATATTATTCCTACGTTTCTTTTTTTGTTATGTTTCATTATCATCCTCTCCTGAAGAATTATTCTCAGAAATAATTATATTGGTATTTACTTGTTTACCATAAGTATTATCAAAACGTTGTAAAGTCGATTTAATTCTATCATTCATTTTTGCATTAACTGATATTTGCTTATTAAGAAAGTCATCGATGTTAAATGCATCTTCTTCTAGCAAGTCTTTAGCATTTGGTGGCTTTTCCGGCTTTATAACTGAATTTAACTCATATTCTAATTCATCCATACCAGCATTAGCAGGATCATCTCTTTTTCTAACTTTCATAGAATTGTTTGTACCTGTTGCAAATGAGTTTTTATTTTCACCGCGCCGATCTTTTTTTATTTTGGATTTTTCATCTAACTCATCTAAGCTCAGTTCAATGAGTTTCTGTACTTTGATTGGGTATTCTTCGTCATTAATAGACTGCTGTTCAGATAAAGCGCCCAGATCAATTCCTCCGCCGGCGCCTAACTCTACATTACCACCATCAAACTGTGGTAACCCTGCAGCAGGATTTTCAGGACCGTCTGGAGCTGATAACTGCGTTGCTTCTATCTCTAAATCAGTAACTTTATCTTGTTTCATACCTTTTTGGATAGACTTAATTTCATCATCTGTGAGTCTTAAAATATTTTTTTGGACCCAAGTTCTATCAACTAAACCAGCAGTTTGAAGCGCGGTACCTGCTGTCGTGAATTTAGTATTGTAAAGTTCTAGTTTTTGTTGTTGTGCTATCGTGGAAGGATTTGACAGCATCAATTTAAAATCTAACAAGTCTTCTGACGAGTAACCATTGCAATAAAGATGCACGATTGCGATCTTGTTCATTTCTGAGAGTATGGTCCTCTGTATTCTGGCAATTGTCCTACTAAATCTGATGTCTTCTTGAGAAAGTGTCGCCTTTGCACCTAAACCTTCATCGTAGCCTAAATAAGCTTTAGGAATTTTAAGTGCTGCAAAAAGTTTTTTCTGAATATACTCGACGTCGTTTGTCTCACCTGCGATTGTCTGACCGGTCACACTGTCTATTTTTGTCCCACTGTCTCCACCACGAACAGGTATAAAATAATCCTCATCAATTGAGAGTGGGTTATATCTTAAATCTACTCGACCATTAGACTTGTCAACAATAGATGATCTTTTTAAAGAAGACTGTGCCTGTTCCATATAATTTGCAACTTCTTCAGGTGGGACATTACCTACGTCAATATAGAAAACTCTCCTATCCGGAGCCCTTACAATTCTATGAACTAACATTGCGTCTTCTAATAAAATCATCTGACGCCAGATTCTTCTGGCAGGTTCAAGAACAGACGATCCGTACGGTAAAAAAGCATCGTTCCCAAGTAGACGCATATGAGAGACTTGCCAGTTTTCTAAAACTTGATTTCCTTGAGTCACCCATCTAAAGCGAACTGCCATTGGATCATTAGGATCAAAACCTTCTTCTCGCTCAATTTCTGATATTGGTAAGGGATACGCATTTATCACGCCGTGTTTAGGGTGAACGTCATTAAAGAGAAAACAATCACCGTACTTTACTAAGTTTCTAACCCAAGATGACATGTTAAATTCTACGTTAAGAGTGTCATAAAACAACTCTTTTAAGAGCTGCTGTATTTTTGAATTATCAGAATATATGTGCAAAGTTTTACCGCTCTCATCAGCAGATACTGACTCTTCTGAGTATATGTCAAGTGCACTAGCAATTTCTGGTGTGTATTCCATTTCCGAAAAATCAGAGTAGCGCGCCATTCTATCATAAGTTCCGTAAGCAGACATTGCGTTGCTGTAAACTTGTGATTGATTTTTCCTAAATGATTCAAAAGCAGAAGCTGTATAACCCTTATCGTTATCTTTAAGTACACTTCTTTTAACAACCGGGCCGCTTCTAAAGAGCCTGGTCAACCTTTGAAAAAGATTTCTTGAATTATTTTGTGCCATTTATTACCTCTATAATAACCAACTGTTATCTTTAATATTTATTCTGTTTTTTGCTGTCGTAGAGTACTCATTACTTTTTGGCCCAGATTCTCTATTTTGATTACTTATACTTCCTCTAGAGAAGATATTAACCGGTGTTGTCGCAGCTTCAGGGGTGTCACTGTATGGCGTTGCTTTTCTACTCATTGCACTAAGCATCGCGTCGTTCAGAGCTTTTGTATTTTTACTATAATCAGATGATGCATCAAAAAGCCAAGTTCCGATTGCTAAACTCATGACTAGATCGTCGTTGTAACCTCTTCTCGCTGATGCTTTCCCATTAGAATTGACTGCAAACACTTTTAATTCCTCGTAGAACCTACTAGAGTATACAGCAAGTTGCTTATTTCTTAAAACTTCTTCGAGTTTTGTCAATATAGTCCCTCTAGTCTTGCCGTTAGTATTGAATCCAGCTACATCTGGTGTTTGTTGAGGTACATAGCCCCCGATATAAACACCTTTTCGTCTTCTATAGTAAAGTCTAGGGTAGTTTAATTCTTGAAGCTTGAGGATTGTTGCATACCCATAGCTGTTATTTTCCGGACAGACCAAAGCTTTGTTGTACTTCATTCCGTATTCATTAATGAGCTCGGCAAATTTATCCGGTCTAATTTTTCCCTTATACTCAGCAACTACTTCAGAATTAGATACGTCTATTATGTGAAAAGTAGAATAGTCTTTAGCATCACCTCTTGCAACGTCAGCCGAGATTACGTATTCGTTTTCTGTTAGTGGCTGCTTCCAGATCCACACGTTGTTATCTGGGCCTTCTCTCATCTTTGGAGGTGTAATAATACTTCCAAGCCACTCAATTGTAACTGTGTCTAAATACGTTTCACCAGATATTGCAAAATCACAAAGGTATTCTTGTGCGATCTGTCTTTTTGACATGTTTGCTGTTGTTCTAGCAAACCAATCTTCTCCTCTTTCTGGGTGAGCATCCCACATTATCTTTATAGGGTTGAATTCATTAACACCCGCTTCAGCTTCTGTGTATAATTTATGATATTGACCACCGACTCCGTTTGGTGTAGACAAGATAATAACATTACCCCCGGTAGAAATCGTAGGATATATACCAGTCCAAATTGTGTCAAAATTTCTTACAAAAGCAGCCTCATCAACAATTAATAAAGAGAGAGCCTCAGATCGACCGGCGTCTTCTGAGGTTGGGATGGCTTTGATTTGGGATCCGTGACTAAACATTATCTCTTGTTTATTGTTTGAAACAATGTCAGGTAGAAGAAGCCACTTTGGTAAAGACTTAATCATGGTCTTGACTTTGATAATAAAGTTTTGTGCAACTTTAAGTTTAGTTGCGATAATAAGAATATTTTTCTCTTTTTTAAAAATGGCCATCCAAACAGAGTAAGCAGCAACTAGTGTAGAAAGGCCAAGTTGTCTAGACTTAAGAACAATATTGAATCTGTGTTCATTAAAGTCCTCTACACATTCTTCTTGAAATGGAAACATTTCAAAAGGAATAAGCCCTCTTGTAGGGTGTTGTATCTTTACATAACTTTTGAAGAAATAATTAGGATCTTTACCACACTTAATGATCTCAGCAATTTGCGCTTTTTTGGTGATTTTAGCCATTAACTGACCTCGAAATAAGCTCTTCTAAAAATGTAAGCTTGACGTGTCTCTGCATAGTGATTAATCATCTGAACATCTGTAGATCTTTTGTTTTTATCTTCTTTTGTCTTTAAAGCACGTCCAGCGTTCTCTTTCTTTTTAAAATCTTTTTTTAATTCAGACATGTATTTATTTATTCTTTGGTCTAGCTCCCCTTCGGTGTCAGATATTACTTGGTGTTGATAACCGTGCGGGCCTAAATTCTTGATACACAATGACGTCACACACAGTTGGTCTCCTTGTAAAGACGATTTTGTTGCAACAGTTGATTCATCATATTTACCTAATCTAGACGGATAAGGGCTTGTGGTTGAGCTTTTTCCAAATGTATCATTAATTAAATTTCCTAAAGTATTTACTTCTTCGAAGCTAAGTGACATATTATTTCTCCTTACTATTTTTTCTATAAAGTTTTCTTCTTATAGATATATAACTTCTAACATCAGTTTTATTTGGTCTCCACCCATTTTTCCACTCTTTTCTTCTAGACTCAGCGAATTGTAAGAAGCATTCATTGCAGCACTCATACAATTCGTTAGACTCAAAGTCTTTTTTTGTAATAAGCGGATAATCACAGACTGTGCAGTAAAAATTTTCTTTTTTTACTTCTCCAATAACTTTGATTTTACGGCTGGTAGACATATGAGTCGACTCCTTTTCTTAAAATGTCAATATTATTGTCGACAATGTCTTTAATTTCATCAATATGTGATATAACAATAATATTCTTAAACCACTTCTTAAGTGACTGCAGTAGTTTTCCGCATGCTTCTAAGTTTGTTTCATCCAGCGCACCAAATCCTTCATCAATCATTAACATATTTGTCTTAGGGAGAGATGATACATTAATTAATGCGACTCGTATAGCTAAAGATGCCATCATTTTTTCCATTCCTGATCCTAGTTCAATTATACGCTTGCTGTCCCCATAGTTAATAAATATATCCATTGTATTACTATCTAAGTCTGCTTCTAAATCAACTGTAAACCCGACAACCCCTTTAAGAATTTTAGATATCTCTGCGTTTATCTGTGGCAACATGGCATGTATAATTTGTACCGGTATGCCTTTATTTGAAGTCGCTTGTGAAAAAAGATCATATATTCTTAAAGACTTGCTAATTTTTTCATACTCTCTTTTCTGTTTTGTCAAAACGCTTTTTTCAGCTTTTTCTTTTGCTAGCTTTGTAATAAGACTAGTTCTATTATTGTCTGAACTTTCAATTAGCTCGTTTGTTTGTTTAATCCTTCTTTCAATCAAGGTATGAGCGTCGTCTGTATCTTGATTGTCAAATCTTTCTTTTAAGTCTAAATACTCTTTTTCCAAGCTAGTAATTTTTGGCTTTAAATTGTCGATATCTTTTTCATGGCCTTTAATTTTAATTTTAATAGAAGATATTGATGTCACCAATTCTGATTTTCTTTGGAGAATTGCGTTGTATTTGTCCAATTCTTCGCTGTAATTTTTTCTTCCAAGCTTTCGAAATGCAGATTTTAGATCGTCAACTTTTACCTTAAGCGCTGTCACCTTATCTCGCTGTTTTTCTAGTTTTCTTTTATTTGAATGGGACTCTTTTATAAACTTACATTTAGGAAACTGATCACCGCAAGGTACTTCTTTAAGTTTTTCTACAGACTTTTCAATAAAAGAAAGCTCTTTTCTCTCGTACTTAAGGTCACTTTGCATCGAAGATAAAAGGTTTTCAATCTCTTTTTGTGCGTCTCTTTTTTCTCTAATTTCATCAGGATTAATATTACTTAAAAACAAGTCTACTTTTGATATTTTTTGATCTGTTTCAAATATTTCATCTTTAAGTTTATCTCTTGTCAGTGTTATATCTTCTAAAGACTTCAGACTGTTCTTCCACTTTGACTGTGCAACTGATACTTGTAATTGTGTTATGTAGTCATGTTTAACGTTTGAGTGTAAATCTTTTACATACGCCTCATAGTCTTCTTTAAGTAATGTCAGTTTTGATTCTTCCTCAGATATCAACGCTTCAATGTTTTTAATAGAAGCAGCTTTGATATTTATCTGCTTATTCCAGTCACCTTTGTTTAAGGTCTGAGCTTGTTGTTTGAGCGCAGCTGATTCTTTCTTTGAAAATTCATTCATTCCGTCGAATACGGTCAAGTCTAGAAAATTAGCTAGGATTGCTTTTCTAGCTGAGGCTTTTTCTTTGATAAAGTTGTTCATATCGCCTTGCGAAGATAAAGAAGTCATTAAGAATTCTTCAGATGATCCAATCATACCCCTAATGATCTTTTCAGTTTCTCGTCTTTGTTCTTCAGTTAAGTCTTCAATTACATCACCGCTCTTATCAAGTCGGTAGAACTTAAGGGTTGTTGGTGCCCAAACATTCTTTTTTGTCTGCTTTTTAACTGTCTGCCTAATAATTCGGTACGGAACATTATTAATGGAGATATCTAATTCTGCCTTGCAGTGATTTTTTCTGGTATTAATTAGATGAATATTCTTTATAGCACCTCTATCAGACGTGTTAAAGAGAGCATATGCAATAGTACCAATGATCGAAGATTTACCCCTAGCGTTTCTACCAAAAATACCTGTAATGCCCGGCATGTTCTCAAAATTGATGTAATTACCGTCTTTGTAAGAAAAACAGTTGTCAAATTTTAGACTGTTTATGGACCATCTAACATTCCTAAGATCTCTGTCAGATTGTGCTATTTCAGAAAGGCTTCTATCAACCAGGTCATCTAGTTTAGATAGATCAGCGTCAGTTAGATTATTGCTTTTGTAGTACTCCCTAATCAGTTCTTTATGTTTATCAGGACTCCTTAAATCGATAGACATCGTCTTACCTGATCTCGTCTGTATCGTGTCAGAATCAAATTTAGACTCGACCTTAAATACAACTTCTGAAGCTGCTTTTTGTTTTGTCAATATTTTTTGGAGTCTTCTTGCATCTGCCTGACTAATATAATTGTCAGCACGTATTCTAAATCTAGAAAGATTAGGGTATTCTTTGCATTTATTGTAAGTTCTTTGTACAGTACCTTGCCAGTCAACAGTTACAAAGTGATATCTGTTTTCAACAGGATAAAATTGACATGTAAAAGTATCAGCGTCCTTAATGTCCCACAACAAAAAGCCTTTTTCGTTGTCTTCACCAAAATTCTGCTGAATTGTCGATCCACTATAGGCTATCGTTTCTTTCTTATTTAAGAATTGTCGCTTATGAATATCACCTAACATTGCAAAGTCATATGATTTAAAGAGATCCAATGTGGACTCGCCTTCAAGCTGCCAGTCCACATCGGTGAGACTACCTCTTACAGCACCATGATACAAAGCGATACTAATATTGTCTTTGGTAGGTTTAGCTTTAAAGAAGTTTTCTTCATCAAAACAAGATAACACACACCATTCAAACCCTGGAGCAAACTCATAAGTACCTGACTTTTTGTACAGGTGTATCCTAGGGTTGTCTAATGCCTCAATTATGGGTGTAATTGCATCTTGTCTGTCTCTATTAAGTATAAGGCCGTCGTGGTTCCCGAGAATGACATGTGTTGGTGCTATTTTAGCTAGGCCATTAAACCACCAGCACAAGTTTTGTATTAACTCTGGGGATATACCTTGGGTCTTAGAATGTACAATATCACCACCTACATAGATAATATCAGGTTGCAGCTCTTCAGCTTGCCTAAATAGGTCTTTGAAGGCTAAAACGTATTCTTGATGGCGAGACAAGCCTCGCCAGTGGATATCAGCTATGTGAAGTATTTTCATATTGGAGTCCTTATTCTTTCATTACCACTTTGGTATCTTTTTTGTCAACTTGAAATTGTGGTTCGCACCCTGGTATTATAACCCAACATCTTTTAGATTTACAAGGTTTTGGTTTAGGTGCATATCCATCAGTCATAATAATATAGCCGTCATATTTAGCAATATTCTTCCTAAAGTGATCCTCAACACAATTAAAACATGTGCCTCCACCTCGAGTGCGATATGCCTTACGAACGGTTTTGTTCTTTTTCCAAACAAACTCGCTAGCTTCATCAACTGATGTATCGAAGTGATAGATGGTAAATGTTACACGCTTTGCCAGTTCATTAAGAGTATTGAACAGTAGTTGCAGTTCATGATCACCAACGGAACCAGACTGATCGATATAAACAGCAATATTTGATGTATAGCTTGTTTTTCGACCAGGGTGAATGTATGGGTACTTCTTGTTGATTCGTTTAAAGGTTCTAGATCGATTTGCTTTTTGTTTAGAACCACAGAAGTACCTTAATACGTTGCGCCAGTCAATTTCATCTGAGAACATTGCCTGTATTTCACCTTGCATGCTAGCACCAACTGAACCCCAAGAACGGTTTTTCGAAGCTCTTTTAGCTGCTTTTTTGACTATTTCTTTGATTTTAGCATCAGCCATGGCTTTTTCAGCATCAGATAATTCTTCATCAAAGTGATGATCAAAACCCTGGCCAGGTCTACCGTTACCAGCTGATGGTTTGCAGTCACCGCTTCCGTTTCCGCTCCCTTCACCAAAACCATTCTCACAAGATCCTTCACCCTCTCCGGACCCCATTGCTTCTTGAATAGCTTCTTGTATTTCTTCATCATTCATGATTCTTTCCATATACCATTCAGATGACTTATTAAGCGGCATTGATTTGATAAAATCACTCATTTTAACTTGAGAAGGTGATGGTGTGTAATCAGCTGGAAATTTTGTTGCTTGCCCGGGAACTAAACCACCTTCTGGTAATTCATCAAGTGGTATTGTGGAATTGATGGCTAAGTCGGTTGCAATATTCCACATAAGGTGTGGGTTTTGCTTTCTACCGGAAACGTGCTGGTATATAAGGTGGTAACACTCATGTTTGAGTAACCCAAATACCTTTTTTGTAGTTAATTTACCAACAAAGTCTGGGTTCCAGTGTAGGGTAAAATCACCACCAGCACATGAAACACCAGCTGTTGGAATGGCATAGGTTTTTTGGCGTCGAATATGACTCATGATATCTGAAAAGAATGGCTCGTTCAACAAGAACTTAAGCATAATCTTCTTAAATCTTTCATCAGTTAATTCTTCTTTTGTTTGTGTATCAGCTATTTCTATCATATAACCTCCTGTGGTTGTTTATATTATATAATACTTTGGCCTAGGTTACATTTTAGACATTATTTGCTGCATTAACAACTTTAACAACCTTACTACCAAGAAACTTGTGGAATTTTTTAATATTGTCAAGGTGTTTTGTTTCCATTAGTAAGTTCATAAAATTAACTAGCATTTCATCTGAACAACTGTCAATGAAGCCAGAAGCTCTTTTTGCTTGCGGGATTGTCACATCATTATTTTTTAGATAGGTAATTGTGACACTTAAAAGGTCATTCTTTTTGTCATTTGTCAACTTATCTATTTTAGACTTTACGCCGTTCTTGCCGTCATGATATCGATTAAGCAAGTCCTTTGCACCAAATTTTTGAGCATGGTTTTGGACATAGTCACTAAATGCAATTGTACCAGCTTCGCCAATAAACCCCAAACCAATAGAGAAGATAAGACTGTCATAATCATCACCACACTTGTTAGATGGGTCTAGATTTGCATGTTTGAGTGCCTTGTCAAAACGAGCCCATGATGCAGGATTTGGGTACACTGTGCCTGGTTCGAATGTACCTGTATGACGAAGTCGAGCAGGGTACTTCTTAATAAAATCAATAGTGAGTGGATCAATATTACCAATGGTTTCTGCCCATTCTAACCAATCTTCAGTTGTTGGTTCTAAGTCAATAGACCAGAAACGACGAAGAAGAGCAGGGTCCATTTCAGTAACTTGGTAGTCACTACCTTCATTAACTGCTGCATAGACACGAGTTTCTGGATGAAGCTTGTGACCGTTAAGCTCGCGGTCCAATACAATTTGGAAAGCACATTGTTGCACTTCTAAGGTTGCACGGTTAAGCTCATCGAAGAATAAAACACGTGGTTCATTACAAGCTTCAATAAACCAGTTAACTGGTGCAAATCTTGTTGTGCCATCGACCAATTCTGGAAGGCCAATAAGGTCACCTTCAGTCATATATGAAAGGCGGCGATCCAATACTTCTAGTCCGATTTCTTTACCAATCTGGTGAAAGATATGTGATTTACCAATACCGGTTGGTCCTTTTACTAATACTGAAATTTCTGGTGGAAGGTTTGATACTACTTTTACGAAGGTTTTGATATCCATTATATCTCCTGGATGATTAGGTTGTGGTTATATTATACAATAATGATTATGCTGTTACACTTTTTATTAAAGACTTAATTTCACTGACTTTTTCATCAACCATTTTAGGTGTTGCATCGTGCACAAAATTTGGGTCTTCAGGCCAGCCAGGTGGTAAAGGTTCATATTTGTCTGCCGTTAAAGTACCTGCCATTAGAACTTTATAATTACTGGTGGTTCTAGACTTTTTTTGTATAGAATACTGAAAGAAGTGAAAAGATCCATCGTCTTTAAGATGTTCTTGGAATGAACAGTAATAATATTTTCCGTCACTTCCTTTAAACAGGCCGTCATTAGATTTAGCGCTTCTATCGTATTTACCGTTTCGGATAAAGGATTCACGACCTCTATGTAGAGTCATATTCCAGCCGCGGCTTTTGAGGTGGTAGTATAAGTTTTCATTATGTGGTCTTCCAATAAACCTAGGTTTGTTAAGTGATGCGTTACTCATATTTTCTCCAATGGTTGTGATTATATTATATACAATAGTTAGTGTGGTTACATTTTTAGTCAACTTCAATTTTCTTAAGACCTTTGGCATATATCCATCTAAATCCACCGGTGGTAAGTATTTGATATTGCGTGTTATCTGTAACTACTCTTGAACCGGTATAATCGGGAATTCCACGATTATCAATTGACTCTTTAACAATTATGCCGTATAGGTCTTCACTTGCACCGTAAAGGCGACCAGGAAGTATAACTAAGTCTCCGATACCACAGCTCCATTTCATCTGTCGACGCCTGGTTTTTGGTATCTTACCTTTTACTTCTTTTTTAATCTTTTTAAGCTTTTGCTTTTGAGTTTGGTGAGGTTGACCTGACTGTGCTGCTTCTTGCTTTTGTTTTTCTAAAAGAGCTTTAACATCCTTCAAAGTCTTTGGTGTTGTATCTTCTTGATCTTGTGTATTGCCGCTTTCTTTAAGCTTAAGCTCTTCAATCTGCTTTTGTTGTGCTGCTTCAGCTTTTTGTTGGCGAACTTTTTCTTTTATAGCATTTAACTGTTGTCTATTTAACTTTGCCAAAACTACCTCCTAAATTGGTTGGACAATACTATTATATATGGTAGTATGTGCAGTTACACTTTTACAAAAGTTTATTAAGTTTATCAGGCAGCATATAAGCAACTATATTATCTATATAATCTTCACCAATCATATCATTGACTCTTGCAAAATCAAAATCACAATCTGAAGCCAGTATTATTCTTCCGGATCTGCCGTTTCCATCACAAAAAGGATGCACATATTCATAAAGAACGTGGCGTAACCATGGATGATTGTGGTGTTGGTGACTATTTCTTAGTTTTTGATTAAGATCGTATGGTTCAGGATACTGGCATCCGGATGGAGATCTATGAGAGAAATTTCTAAACTCTCCAGGTGCACCCTTTTCTAATATGTTTTTATTAAAACATTTATGTATATGGCAGACCTTGTGATTATTATCTATCCTTCCTAACCTATTTGCCATCACAAGACCGTCTATTTGTGAGTTAATATGTGGACAACTAGTTATGTTTTTCGGTGGTACACCCATCATAAGGTATTTAGCCGCTTCGAAGCATTCGTCATAGTCGACATGAAAATTTTCAATCTCTGACGTCCTTTTTAAGAAATAAGCTAAGTCGTGACATGTGTCTTTATAGTTCTTATTTTTTGTCGTGAGTTTATCACCAAATTTTTTATAATGCTTTTTAGAGAGTTGTTTATCGATATTACTCGATTTTTCATTGTTGAATATATCAGCTAAAGTTTCACCTATCAGTCTACCATATTCAATATCTGTTGGATAGTGCACAGCATTTTCAATTCTTGATTGACCTATCAAAGAAGCAAGTGTTTGTAGGTCTTGTTTTAACTCAGGTATTGCTTTTGAAACTATATCACATATAAAATAAGCTATAGCTGTATGGCCTGATGGGAAGCTAGGTGATTTTTTGTACTTAACTTCAAGGCTGTCGTCTACATCTTGTAAATAATGGATAGGTCGAGGCCTTCCATTTTTGTATTTTAGTTTTAAAACAATACTATCGACGTCATGGATTGCATCTTTAATTTTTTTCCAGTCTATGTTGTTGAAACCGTTTTCTTTGCAAAAATCTTTAAATACATCTTCAACAGAATTATCCGCACTTTTAAGAAATTTTGTATTCATGCATGGGTGATTGTGACATCTAATTACTTCTTTTATGTCAGACATGAATTCAGCTGTGTTTTCTGCAGGATATTGCAAAACTGGCAATCTATCAACACAGTCATGAGGAAGATATCTATATCTTCTGGACATTCTGTCTGCGTGATTTTTATCAATATCTTGTCTTGTTTCTGGAAATAGATTTAATAAAGATCTCATTAACACTCATCGTCATAAAAGTCATAGTCTAAAGAATGATATACTTCAGATATGTCATCAGATATCTGGGCAATTTTTGTTCTTTGCCAATCATCTAATTCATAACCATCCGGAATCATTTGTAAAAGTTTTTGTGAGTATTTCGCAACCTTGTAAAGAGAGGGTTTTGCCATGTAATTATTATGTTTATGTTTGTGGACTTCACCGTGACGAGGAAAGTCTATATGCATTGACGTGGCACCTAGTCCGTAAACTTCATCATCAAAATCAGAAACTTCATAACCTGCAGAAAATGCTTGGTTTGGAGTTATGTTCGTATTATTTAAATTACTATAATCACCTAACGGGTGGTTGGCCAGCATTGAATCTGTTGAATAATCAGATCCGTCATCATCGTAGTTAACAGAGCCTCCGCAACCGCAGTTACCCTCATTCAAGGACATCATGTCCTCTTCCATGGTACCACAGTCTCCTTCTGCGCAGTTTCCTTCAGAACAACCACAAGTGTCACATTCCAGACATTGTCCTTCGTATGACATCCCACCACATTGCTCACATGTTCCTACTTGACCGCCACCATAATCACCGGCTATAGAACCCGGGTAACCAGAATTTTTTCTTCCTGAGCTTGGAATGTCAAATTTACGATGTGCATCACTGTGTGGTATAATTTTATCTTCATCAACCATTTTTGCCATTTCTTGCATAATTAAACGCCTAATCATTCTTTTTGATAGTTTGCTCATTATATCTCCTAAAATATCGATCCTGAACTAATATTCTTTATTAAATATGTAATTCGATCAGATAATTCATATTTCTTGGCGTTTTGTATGTAATATTTTACCTCTTCTTTTGTCATTGCTCCGAAGTCAGTGTCGGTATGATTGCATATTTTTACATCATTTCCGAAAGAAACGAGATTTTTTGCTATTTTCATAGTTTTTTCAATTGCATCCGGATCCATACCAAGTACAACAGGGGTCTTATTTTGTACAATTTTTTGGAAAATGTAGTGGTTTTCATCGATCCAACTACCTAAAACAGGAATTGAATTGACACCTGCTTTAATTGCATCAAAAACTCCTTCTACTACTGTTACAGGCATTGACCAGTCTATAAGATACTCATTAAATATAATTTTTGTTTTCTGTGCATCGCAATTTTTATACTTTCTAATCGTTTTTTCATCATATGAGCGTGATAAGAAAAAATTTAACTTCATATTCTCGCAAAATGAAGGAATTATAATTCTGTTAATGTAGTCCGGATCGTTACTTATTCCTATTTTGTACTTAATTAAATCATCTGGTGTACAACCTCGTTTGTGCAGATAACGCTTTGCGATCTTTGCTTGTCTGCTATCGTCAAAACACAGCAAAGAGAAGTCATCAGGGAGTTTAATTACCTTTTCTTCTTTAATTTCGTTCTCTAATCCTTCTAAATTAAAAGTAATGGTCAATTCAGTAAAAGTATTCTTGCTAATACTTGAAAACTTGTTTGCAAAACTGGCTATGTTTCTACCCTTAGCTTCACAGACCCAGCAGTGATATATACCTTTGTCCAGACAGATTGAGAGTTTTTTCTTTTTAGACTTCCTGCTGTTTGATTTACATACAGGACATACTACAGAAATATTTTTTCCGCTGTTTGACAATAAACTTTCGCCGAAGGCCGACTCTAATAAATCAATTTTTTGCTGCTTTGTAACAATTTCCATATTGGAATTGTATACCACAACTCTTTAATTTATAAATTTAAGTTATTTTCGTTTTAGGAGCATTGCCGATTTTTCCCCCGACTCAGTTCCATATTTTGCAATATTGCGACCATGGTGAGCATAATCTAGCATGTCTTGTTTTGAGCTACCAATATCGTCTAAGCACATATTCATCATTTGTGTTTCTTCTGCTGACAGATCTTGGGGTGTTAAGCCTTTATTTGTCAAAACACAGTTAATTAGCTTTTCTTTGAAATCTAGTCCGTCTTGTGGTAAGTCTACGACCAGTGCATTTGCTCTATAATCGTCTATGATGCCTAATGCCATGGCACACTCATCAGATGAAAATTCTGTTCGATTTCCACTTTCACCTGCAACTACTTCGTTTATTAAACGTCTTAATTGTCTTCTTGTAATTTTCATGATCTAAACTCCTAATGTTGATTATACATATGTGATAAACTACAAGTTATCCAATACATTAAATTTAGCTGCCGTTGTCCCGCCACTTTTTTCAATTGATTCTCTTTCTTTTTTATGTAATGCTCCTGGGTCTTGGGATAGAACATCTTTGGCTGTCTTAATAATTGTTTTCTTTGCTGATTCAAAACTGATATCATAAATTACACTTTTAAGATTATTTTTGGCTTCGGTTATAGATGATTCTTTACCGTCCAGATTATAGACTACATTTTTGTGGGTGAAAGATTTTTTCAATGGGGACGTAGGCTTAATGTACATTTGCGTTGAATATAAAATTAATTTATCTGCATTTTGTTTGCAAAGACTTAAAAAACTTTCAGCGAAATTGGAAGTTGCTCCTAATGTTAAAATATGCATTAGATGTTTATCAAATTCCGCGAGTTTATAATATAAGTCTCTATTTGTAACCCAGGCAGCCTCAAATGCTAAAAACATGTAAAAACTAACTCCAATTATACCAAATGGTAGTGTGACAGCTACAAAAGGTGAAGCCGGGTTTACGATGTGGCGCCCAAAATTTTCCCAAGCGCTCATAATTTGATATTTTCTATCTTCAGGGACATCATATATTCTGCACATGTATCTAATTAAATCTTTTGCAATCTCTAGATTTTTTTTATCTGTTGGTGCATTTTTCCCGCTATTTAGGTAATATTCTAAACTGTCAATTATGCTGATTGCTTCGCCTTCTAAAATACCTGCATCATATGCTGCGTCTACTATTTCATGTCGGCTAGCGGAATTTTCAGAAAAAACTTTTACTAATCGATCTAATTCTTCCGGGTATGATTGCTCAACTGGTTTTTTTTCTTCGTTTAGATATTGATTTACAATCTTATAAAGTTGATGTTTTGATATTTTCATTTTTTAAATACCTCGTCGATGTCTATACATATCTAAGAAATCAAAAAAGATCTACCAATTACATATGCATCCGCCATGTCGTAACACGCATCAAGTTTTCTCACTTGTCCTCTGTTTCTACCAGATTTAAGAACTTTTGTAGGCCATGTTAGCTCAGGATTGTCATTCATTACCCACTCTAATACTTTTTCTTTTGTTGTTTTAGACTTATCTTTTTTATCAATCTTTAGATTAACTGATTTTCTTGCTGTATTAACATTAATAGCTTCAGACTTAAGTCCAAAAATTTCATGACAGATCCATCTAACTGTTCCATTAAATTGGGCTAATGTCATTAGTGTCTTGGCAGAAGACAAACCGGGTCTAAATGCTTGTAAATTTTCTTCAACAGCTATATATTTAATTTCGTAATCCTCATTAATTCTAGACATTACACGTTTAATTTCTTTAGCTTTTTCATAAAAGTCTTTATGTTTCTTCAAATCAATGTAACTCATTAATTCTAATTCATTCTGATCATTAAAAATACAATATCCTGTACAGCTAGTTGATATATCTAGTGATAATAACATTAAAAATCCTCTTTTAGTCTTATAATAAATTCATCTTCCTCAGTCTTCATAATTGGCTGAGCAAAGTTTGCTTTCATTATAATATTAAAGTTATCATCATGAATGTTAACAGTGGTTATGTACAAACTATTTAAATTTTCATCATTGACTCCATTATTAGGAGGCAGTGACACCCACGTAGGATTAGAAGAGGACGTAAATAATTCTCTATACGCAGGAACATTTAAGATCATTGTATGAATGTTTTGCTCACCCTTAAAAGAAACGTTTGTCTCATCTCTGTTAAAGTATAACAAATGTGGTGACTTTATCATCGCGATACCTTCATCATAAAGTATCGTTCCTACATTGTTCCATTCTGCATGCTTAGTTAAACTATCTGCTCTATAAAGAGATCCACGCTTATTGTCTTTAAGCGTTATTTTAATTTTACCATCTGAACCGGTTAAGTCTTTTTCATAAAGGGTGAAACTTCCCGGATGAATTCTGTTACCGTAGTAAAGATTAGATATATCAAAAATTGTTACTTCATTACTACTGACATCTTTGGTTCTTTGCGCAATCGTTAACGTTTGACCTTTATTTACACCAGGATTATTTGCGCTTTGTGATAAGATTTGTGTGAATATTGAACCGGTTGCTTGAGTTAACCCCGGAAACAAAGATGCAGTAGGTATTAATGTTTCCAAAGAAATAATTTCATAATCAGCAGCGCCTAGTGTGTTGTCTCCAGAAGAGAAGAATTTTGCACTTTGTGACATTGGTGATGAGCTTAAAGCATAATAACTTGGACTAAATAAACCGTTGTCATTGGGAAGTATGGTCATATTTCTTTTTTTATGAGAACCGGTGTTATATATGAACTCATCTACTGTTGTGTTCTGTGTCGTCGATGTTATAATTTCTGGAAAAAGTCCTAGAAGTCTAGGTTGTTGTCCCACAACAAACTCACGCGTAAAATTTTCTAAGTTGATTAATTTGCCATTTAGGCCAAAAGAAAAGCCAACGTTGATTGGATCATCAGTTGTACTCGTTATATTTTGGAAAGGTGTATTAAGTACTTCCCTTGTTGTTGTTTCCGGATAAAAGAAGGGAGGAACATAAAATATCAAATTATTAAAATTAGATGGCCCTTTTCTTTTCTGAATTTGAAACTCTGATTCTACATTACTTTTTGTGTTTAAAGTTTTATTGTATATTTTTAGCTCATGAATTTCCGCTTGTAGTGGGTGAGAAAAAGTATTGCTTCTGTTGACAGGGAAGCCTACAGGTAATGCTCCCACCGGTATCATTGAAGTGAAACCTTGTTGCGTAGCAATATCACTATTTAAAAGATAAGTCAGATTGTTAACAGTTCCGTCATAAAAATTACCTACAACTATACCCGCTGCTGTATTGTTAGCATTTGCTGACACTGAAGAAGAAGGCACATAAAAACTAGACTCTTTTTCATCAATAATTATCGATCCGTAAGAGTTATTATATTTTTCACCCCACTGAACGCAAACATGGTGCCAATTGTTTTTTGTCAAAAAATGTGATGATGTAAAAATCAAGTCATTTGGATAGTTAGTTGACAGATTATTTAAAGAAACACTAGATGGAGGCGTATCTGCACTCTGGCTAAGTTGTACTAAAATTTTAAAGTTGTTAATTTCATTAAATTTATCTCTATCTGATCCGGAAACTATTGATATGGCTATTGACGAAGACATATGTAGTATTGTACCGGCATGGTATACATCTTTCTCTGAATACCTGGGATTAATCCAGAAGTTTACACTAAACTCAGGAGGCAGATCGTAAACACCTTTCCCACCAACTTCTTTATTGGGATATATTAGTGCTGATCCGGTAGGTATTGTAGCTGAAGTAAAAAAATTAAGAGTGTTATAATTTGAGTATGAAAAATTGCAATTATCGTACCGGTGTTGGTGACTTTTCATCATCACATTTTTAACAACGTTCTTTACAACTTTATTCTTATTGAAGTCTATAGGTTGATCGATTCTAAAGATATCGATTACTTTTGTAAACTTTTCTATCTTGTTGGCATTATTGACACTAGACAAATATGAATTAGCCAACCCGTAAGACATTGTATTGCTTTGAAGGGTTGTTAAAGCGACGTCCGGGCTATTTACTTTTACTTCTGGGTCATTTGTGTTTGGGTAAATTTCTTTCAAGCATTTAGATCTAACAGGTGCAACATAAGAAGATCCTGATACACTACCTCCCACAGAAGAAGAAATAAAAGACACACTAGGTTTTACATTAAGTGAAACGTGCTCAAAATTATTGTTGTCTATTTTAATAAATGACATTTTTTTCCTTAGAAGTCTAGACGGACTCTGAATGTCATATCTTTTTCATCATTTTTCTCTACCGGTCGACTGAGTTTTGCAACGGCTAGTAATTCTTCGTTGGCATCGTAAAGCCCAACTGTTGTTACAAATGCAAAAGACTTATCTAAACCTTCTTGCCCTGTTCCGATGACTCTTATTCTACCTTGTGCATCTGTGTAAGATGGATTAGATGAGTAATTATATTCATCTGCTGTAGCTCGGCAGAAATAAAGCGTCGAGTTAATTTTTGTATTATTTTGAAAAGTTATTGTCGTATTTGAACCATTCCCAAATCTTGTTTCAGCAATATGATCAACAATATCATCAATAGAAGAAGATACAACAAAATGAGGAATAAATGCTCCTGACACAGGAGTTGTACTTTTGGCTCCAACTGACTTAACCGAGCCAGTCATTATTTGCGATCCGTGAAATACTTTTTTCATATCAAAAACAGCAATTCCTTGCTGATAGAACATTAAACCGACTGTTTCGTTAGTGTTCGAAGCATTCACAATATTACCTACATCACCACCTGTAGATGATCTTTCAATGCTAGTGGATGAACCCACGTCAGTAAAGATTGCTGAACCGGATGCTGTATTAACTGTAGAGATTGTTATATTTTTGGGGTGTGCATCTGTTGCGTGTCCATTTGAAGAACTTTGGAACATTTTAATGGCAAAAGTTTCTCTTTTTATTCCATCCCTCACAAAAAGTCTTTTGAAGTTAATAAATAAAGCCTCATCAACGTTATTGTTAGCAGTGACTGTTTCTTGTGTAAAAGGTGCAGTAAATCTTGAATCAGCATTACCTAAAAGAAGTTGTGCATGCTGCTTGTATATATTTATTTTTTCTCTCATCATTAATGACTGAGACGGGAATAAAAGCTTTCCATTGCTATCTTGTGTAACACTTCCTTGTGAACCTGTAACAGTTGCTGAAGATTCAAAAAGACCAACGGTCATATCAAATAATTCATTTGCTGTTTGCAAGGCGAAGTTTTGATCATAGACAGTGTGAAACAAAGATGAAGTAACTGCGTTTGTGGCAGAGCTAGTAACAAAGACTTGAAATTTTTTACGCGTGTTTGATCCGGATATATCTTCTTCAACAAAATCAACTAGTTGATTAAGGACAGATGTTGTTGTTTTAATGTCATCGCTGGTTATAGTTGTAAATGTACTCATTTTTTTCCTTTAAAATTAATTATTGTTTATTCTTACTTCAAAAGTTTTTGACAAGCCTGAATTTAAGCCTGTGACTTTGACAAAAGTTTTAATAAAGTTGCCTGATGAATAAATGTTAAAAGTAGTGTCTGTAATTCCTTTTATCGACATATTAAAGTTGGAAGTTGCTGCTATATTTAGCTTGCCAGCTACCGCATCTCTTTCATATACAGCAATATTATCTGTATAAATAATATCCGGTTGATCGTTATCTATTTGCAAGAAAATGTGGTTCATTTCTATTCTAAACGCACTATCAACCAATTGTGGATCTATTTCAGGTGTACCCGCCGCCGGCTGGACGTCAATCAATATATTTCTTGTCTTTATCCCGTTAGCTGCTCTAGAGAATGTTGTGACATTGTCAGTGCTGTCAGAGTCTGCCTTAATTGTCATTGCCGGGAAATGGGTAACATACTCATTGTCAATTGTCACAAGTTTATTTTTTAACGCCAGACTCCCGGCAGTTAATGCCTCAATAATTGGTGTATTTTTTTCAATTTTTTCTTTTCCAACATTTCTACCAAACTTAGAAATGATGCCATAATCAACTTCATCATCACCTAAGGCAAACATGGCAATTTGAAAAGAACCATCATTTCTAGCTAACGCTCTTCGACCAGCGTCAGTCAATACAGCATCCACAATAATATTGTTTGTACTATGATCTAAAAAACCCATCTTATTTCTCCGTAATTCTTATTAAATAAATATACTGTTAAAAAGTTTATCAGTAAATTTTTTATTCTACTCCGTATTGGAAACTTACATTATTTTTTGAAAACTTAGCAGCTGAGACGTTAAACACGTCTTCGCCTACACCTGCAGGTGATGCTTTCGAGAAAACTTTCACATCAAGTGTTTGATCTTTTTGATTATCTATGTTTATAAAATGAAACTTATATCTATACTTATCTGGATCAATTGCTAAAAAATTTAATGTTTTTTCAGTTGTTATGTTGTACTTTTTATCTTTTCCTGACGCAAACGTACTGTATACTACATCATAATACTCAGGATCGAAAATTATTCTCATTCTATCATAGTTACTTGTCTTTATAGCGTCTTGAAAAGTATCAACGTTTAAGTAAAGATTTGGATACGGTTTAGGTGCTCCTTTTCTACTGATAATAGTTTGCTTAACTTTGTTTGTCAAAAAGTCTCTTTCAACTTTTATCTGTGGGCCATAATTTGACGTCATACCATGAGCGTCGACGCATGCTATCGTATAAATTGGCTTCTCACCTTCTTTGTGAGTCAGATCTATAAAAGAAGTCTTTGGTTGTCTCATGTAAATTATATCTTCGTCAGGAATGATTTCTGAAGACACACTTTTGATGTCGCTATTATCAAAGTTGTACTCTTTCAAAAGCTTGAACGGCTCTTCAACTGTCATTCTTTTAAATATTTGAAATCTTTTTATATCCCTTTGTTTGTTTGCAGGTAATTGCCAATAAAGTTTAGGCAATAGCGTTTCAAAATCAAATTTAGCCTTCAAGACATTAGGTGCTGGTGGAGGTATAATTTCTTCACAATAGACATTACTAATTACACCTTCCGATGCCATAAATGCTGTTACAATTCCAAGTTGATTTAATGAAGCATCTTCATTGTCAATATTTCCAATAAACTTGACTCTGCACACTGTTCTTATCTTGTAAAAATAAGCACCACCGTACCTTACCTCTGAATCAATGGAGAAATATGAATTATGACCGCTAATATAACGCCTGCCAATAAATTCAGTTGATTCATCAGGAAGTACTTCATATTTTTCTACAAGGTAACCTACAAATTTAATTTCAGGATATCCTGGGTACAATTGACTTATTTCTTTTTCATCTAAATTAGTGCTTGGCAATGCTGTAACTGAAACTGCATCAACTTCTAAATCGTAGTCTGCTTCTCTAAAAGTGTGAGCAGGTGGTATGTTACCCGGGCCCAATATCCCTGAGCGCACTTCTCTTGAAAATTCTCTTAAAGATCTCAATTCATCCTGAAAAACTGTATCGGGTATTCTTGTCGCTGATTCAACTACTTCAGACATTAACAAGTTGTTAAATTGAATTGAGAAAGACTGTTTACCTAGTGGGTCATTAGCAGTTTTGGCAATTTCGGGAGATACATCTGTACTAGAAAGTCTATAACCATCTGATATAATATTTTTAAAAGATTCTCTGAGTATTTTCTTATCCTGACCCTTAAGTCCGCCTTTTTCTTCTAAGACATCATAGAGTTTGGATATCGCTCCTAGGTTTGATTCTCTTTCTACGGGAACGTCAATAAAAAACAAAGATCCGTTTAGCATTGTATATAACTTATTTTCTTTCCCTGTGTCTATTATTTCAGTCCCAGTAAATATCGTGTTAGGAGTCGATCCTTCTACAATTATTTTATTTACTATTTGATCGATATTGACATTGAGTGAATTGATATTTATGTCTATATCATAAAAATCGCTTGAAATGTTGGGGGGTAGGAATTCAATTTTTACATATCTCGCTAGTTTATCATTCACAGTCCTGTAAAATATTTCATCTGTATTAGAAGAGTCTAGCTTTAATATTCTATCTCGCGAGTCCAAACTATCCGGGCGTACTCTTTCGTCTCTTGTAAAGTAATTATAGACAAAAGAGCACTTTAGGTTTTTTATCTCAGGAATATTAATTTTATTTGCAGGCTTAGAACTAAAAGTTTCTCTTGCTTTGTTATTTACGTTGCTCAAACCTGCTTTTTTTAACGATAACTCTACTGATGACATTTAAGACTCCTAACTAAAATAGTTTGTAACCGGTTGATATTTTTGCTGATGAAGATGAAAATTGCTTATCAGCATACACTCCTCCGGGTGTGACTCCTGTGGGTGATTGATTTGGCGTTTTTTCAATATCTGCCCCCGGAATAAACCCTGCGGGTAATAAAGATACTTTCACATAATAATTATATACTTCAGGACAATTCGCCTCTAAAGACCTGACGTAGTTTTTATTTTCAGGAGTCACATACCTTTCATCAACGTGGGGTTTTGAGAGCTTTGCGTTTATTCCAAAATGAGGCTTCGATTTAAAGAAGCTACTTTCATTAACAACCGGAGATTCAAGAACAAAATCTTTTTCATTAACAAAGATTGAATATACTTTATCAAAACTATTTGGTGTGATTATCTGATTAAAGCGGTTCACAAAAGAAAAAGGTGCGGACTGCTTAATAATGGATACTAGTCTAAAAACTTCGCTCCTCAAACTGTCGTCAGTATCAATCCTAGGATAAATTTTCTTGACTTCACCTAAGACCTCTTCGTAAGTTTTAATTAAATCGTCACCTAGATAATTAGTCGACTTTATTTTTTGATAATCGACAGGGTCGGCTTTAAGAAGAAAATTATTTTCATTAATATCCACACCCGTTGTTAGTTTTAAGTAGGCCTTAAGTACATAATCATGTAAGTGATTAATTAATATATCTTTAGAGGCAACACCGTCACCTGTACTTCCTGAATTGCTCTTGTATCCCTTTTTAACTATCTTGGTTAACTTTCCACTGTCATTTAAGACGTAACGTGTTATTTCTAATGATCTCAAAAGATTTTCCATGTTTTCAGTCTCGACATAGTTTTTTAAATGATTACTTAGATTCTGATCACTGAATCCCGGGCGTGTATATCCGGAACGGCTGTCATTATAATCAAGAATGTTAGCTGATGTGTCAAATATGTAATTCTTAGGATAAAATTTAAAGCTAGGATTAAAATGGTCTTTCTTGAACACTGATATACAGACATAAGGTGAATCTAAATAATTAGTATCTTGTGTTTCTCTAAAAGCAATGTTCTGCATTGTTGACAACATTGAATTTGTAATCCCTACATTTATTATAGACTTATTGCCAAAGGTTTCATTTTGCAAAAAACCATAACCCTCCTCTGACAAAACTTTTTGCATCAAATTAGTTTTGGTAAGTAAATATTTTTCGCTTTTCATCAGGGTTGAATCTTCTTTGATTGTAAATAAAGAAGACTTAGCTCTTTCAATTTCCCCAGCTGAGTACTCACTATTAAGTGTGACAAAATCGCCAAAAACCCCATTTGATCTCAAAACACTCATTGCCAATTCGTTCTCAGGTGATAAAGTACCATCTGCATTTTTACCTGCCAATACATTATTAACTTTATCTGCTGCAAATTTCAAACCGTCACTATGGGCTGAAAAAATTACTGATAGATCTCTAATAAATTGTTCTCTTACTTTAATCTTTTGAAGCGTGTCTTCACCGTAGTTGTGAGCGATGTTGTATGCTTTTTTGTAACTCTCAGAAATTGTATCAGAATATACTAGAGGTGACCGTCTTGCTCTTCGTAAACCGTCTATTGTACCTTTAATCTGGTCCGCATATATTCTTAGAGTTAACTGACCATCACTATTTGTCTTGGCTAATATTTGTAAAGTCTTTTTCAGAAGTGTTCTAGACCAGTGATATGCAATTAAATGTGCGTGATGGCCGCTAAAATTTATCAACTCACCGTTATTTGTGTTGGGGTTTGTAGCTTGTCCTAGTTCTGTGGGTGCCATACCCTGACCGCCTTGATCATAATAACTCCTGCCTTTTGACTTAAGTCTGCCTCCTTGAACATATTTGTAAGAAAAGCTATTCATCAATTTAGACGGTACAACACCGCCAGTAGTTGTTGCAGTTTTTAAATAATCTGTGATTTCATCGTTTCTGTTATTAGCAGACTTGTAAGTCTCTTTAAAAAGTCTAGACATACCATAGTTAGAATTAATTTCGTTACCGCTTACTACTTTACTTAAGTTGTTGCCGGTTCCTCCGCCGAAAGCTTTGTCAAAGACATTATCTACTTTTTTGGCGTTCATGATTAAATCAATTATCTCGCCATCTTTGTTATTATTGTCTGATATTTTGTTAACATTCTTACCGCCATTAAATTTACCTTTTATGTCTTCACTGTGAAATAAGTTACCTGTTCCTGCAGTTTTATCACCCAGTAGTAATCTATATTCAACTTCAGAACCTCCTGCAAATGTTCTTTTTGCATCACTGCCGGCTTCTCTCGGCGTTAATCCTAGAGTTTTAAAAAAAGTCTCTACTGATCTCTCTGTATAATATTCTATGAATGAACCTATTGTTTTGCTTCTATCTTCCGAGCTAGAAGTGTCTGACCCTTGACCGATAACACCCCATGCTGAACTTAAGAATACATTCATATTTTTATTATTAGACCCGTGATCGTTTAATAATACAGCTAGTAGAGGTATTAAAGTTGAATTATCGTCTACACCGTTATCAATCACAGATTGTAGGTCATTCTCAAGACCTTTAAAAATTGAACTCATTATATTTGTGGCGCTTACGCGCCCTAGAGGTGTCAATTTGTGGCTTCCAGGACCAGAAGGCGCGTATTCTTCTTGATAGAATCTTGCAATATCATTATCAGGATATAATGTTAAAATGTCTTCTGCAAGATTATTACTAAATCCCTTGTATTCGTTAGAAAAATCAACTAACTCGTTAGACTCGATACCAACAATTCTATTTTCACTAACATCGATACTGTCAACCTTACTTTGAATAAAATACTCAACACCATTAATAGCACCTGACGTATCATCAGACGTGATGACATTCCTAGCACGTGCTTCGTTATTTTCTAGTGGAGTATAGTTGACGTTTTGAATCTCTGTAATGTTTGTATCAACATTTAATTTTTCAAATTGACCTTTTCTATAGCCTGCAGTCAAACGCGTAAAATTACCAAAACCTTCACTATTAGAAACAGTATTAGGTAGCACTAGTGAAGGTAAAATTTCTCCAGCTGTTTCAATATTGATTGGGACTGCATTTCCTGCGAAATCAGATATATCTAGTAAACTTCTAGATATTCCAAAGTTTTTTTCAAAATAATCAAAATAAACATTTGTTCCTAAATCCGCAGTTTCAGGACTATAGCGGACATAACCATTGTCTTGATACTTATGCAAAGAATCTGATATAGAGTAACCTAAGTCAAGTTGTGTTATTTGTTCTGATGTATTTTCTAGAACTCCCTCTAAGACTCCTCCAATCCTAGAAATATAAAAACTAACAATATCATAGCTCAAGGCAGCCAAAAGTTCTTTAGCACCCTCTGAGACGCTTTCTATTCTATCACCGTTTGCTTTTTTTGTGTGTTTAAATATTTCATAAAAATTATCACCAGTTAGCTGTTCGTCCGGATTATATGCACCTGCTAGAATACCTGTTCTTTCTTGTTCAGTGTTGTTTCCTAAATTAGTTATAAAACCGGTCAGGGAGATATTTTTTAACTTAGCTATCATGTTGGCCAAGTCAGCTTCAACGCCTATTCTAATTGTACCAGGAGATATTTCTAGCTTTCCATCATTTGCATTTTTTAAAGTTTCTAAGACAGATGCAGAGTCCCTAAAAGTTAAAACATTGAGTAGCTGTCCAACTGCTGCCATAAAAGAATCTGTGGCTGAATTATCGGGCGTTCTAGAGTAACCTAATAAAGATTTTGATATATCAGCGTCGTTAAGTTTTGTTTCCTCAACAACATCAAAAAGATCGTTAAGTTTTGCGCTTCCAAATTCAAATGCAGTGTCAGGACTATACTCTTTTAGCTTGCCAAAACTTGGGACTTCCCAGTATTTTCCTAATTCTTTATCAATTGTTGCCAGGCGCGCAGCAAAATCAATAATTGTTGTTACTAGTTTACTGTATATAAAATATTCAATGAGTGCTAAAAAGAAAGTGTTGGTCTTATTGCTTTCTATGATATCTCTATATTCCTTTTTTGACGTTGATGATCCATCTTCATTTAAAAAGTAATCAATGACATTATTAATTGTATCATTAATGTTTCCGGCTGCCAGTCTGTCAAATACAACAAATACTCCATTCTTCAACCATGTTAGAAAACCTTCTGTGTGCAGATCTGGATATATTTTTTTAAATATTAAATCAGCAGCTGTTAAAGTATATTCTCTAAGTTGTCTGTGCAGCTCAATTAGTCTTGCCACGTTCGTCACAGTTAATGTAGAACCGCCTATCTCTTTTGTAATTTTTGCTGTTTCTTCGTCTTTGTTTCCCGTTGTCACAGGAATAAATTCACTTATAGCAATAATCTCAGACCTAAGATTATTGAGACCTTTACTCTGAAGCCTTATATACTTTTTTGTATTACCCGGCGTAGTAAAAGCTTCCTGTGCAGACTCTGAAACACCTGAATTGAGCCCGGATTGACTTTGGTCATTTCTTAAGCTGTTGATTAAGGCACCAGCTGCTCCAGGAAAATTAAAAGGAGTTGATCTGGTTGATAAATTAATATTACGATTACTTGACATTTTTTTCTCTTATTAACTAATTTCTGAATTGATTATTTGCGCAGTTACTAGTATTGGCGCAGAAATTGTTCCATCCTTAAAGAAAGGCACCGCGTAATATTCAATTTGACCAAAGCTTCCGTTGTGTTCAACAAGATAAGAATACATGTTGTCCCTACTTAAAGAGTCTTTACTGTGCATTACTCCATCTAAGTATACATTGTTAACTTCTTTTATAAATATTGCGTAAAAATCAACAAAGAAATCGTTCATCACTGTGAAGCTTAAATCAAAGTACCTTTTTTGGATTGTATTCTTTCTAGAATTAATCAAAGACCTTTCAGACACAAATGGTATTTCACTAATACTGTCATTTGCTATAATTATTTTTTTATTTGTTGTTACGACAGCATCATCCAAGTCAACATACTCAATGTCTCCAGTTTCAGTGTTTAAAAATACATCGAAATTATTTTTATCTAAAATAAAACCTGGTCGTTCAATTAGACTCTTCAAAAAGACATTTCTTCTTCCAAACTTATTTCCAACAGCTGACCAGATTAGATTATCACGATCATTGTAATTTTTAACATTGTTGGCAGTGACGTAATTAAGATTTTGAAATATTGTCTTTTTTCCCATTTTTGATATAGTTTCATTGACATTGCTAATTAAAGATTTTGCAGGTGATACCCTTGGCGATAAAACATAAGTTACATCAGCAAGGGCAGGATTATTCATGTCTCTAAATAGACAATCACCATCTTTATCTGCAGTTACCTTACCAATAGTTTCATTTTCACCTGTAGACTTATTGATTCTAATTATTTCGACTGAATATACTAACCCCTGCAGATCTTTTATTTTTTGCAAGTCTTCTTTAAAAATTTCAAACAGATCTCCAAAAAGATTTTGGAGAATTTTGTCTATCTCATTTTCAATTTTTCGTATTTTAAACTCGAGCGTTACTGTTCTTTTAATATTTCTTCTATCGTTAAAGTCAAATTCTGAACTATCAATGATGGGTTTTGATGAATTTATCTTTATGTTATCGATTAAAACTGATCCATCCCTTTCTTTGAAATTGTGAATGAAATATGCAGCTGCTAATTTAGTTTCGCCATTTTTCATCATGCATTCAGCAACATACATATAATTTTTAGTTCTATAGACATCATAATCATTTATAGAAAAAGAAGAAAGAGTTCCTCTTGTATTTATAAATTCTTCTAATTTTTTAGGAAAGCCGGCTTCAACTTTTGCAAAGATTGGTAACATTTCACCCTTCACACTGCCAGAAAAACGATATTTTCTAGGTCTGATTCCCACAATGTTTTCAGATATGTTTTCATAACTAATTAGAACACTTTGACCATCTTTACTAGTTCTAGCATGGATTGTGCAATATGGTACATTTTCTTCTTTAAACCGCCCTTTATCAGACGCAGATTTAAAATTTTGATAATTTTTATCATTAAAGTTCAACGTTGTCCTATAAAATATTGTTTCTGACGGTTTAAAATTACGGGGTGTATGTTTATTTCTATTGTCAACGCTTCCATCCCTTACTACTTTTCTTTGATTTGGTAACAATTTAACATTTTCATAGCTTTTGTAAGTTGTCAGCTCAAAAGGTGTAGATCTTTTAATTTTTTTTGCTAGCACATTCACATCTACTTTACCGTATTTGTTTTTACCTTTTAGTGATAGTAAAGAAACACCGGTGTTTAATCTTGTGCTTTTAATGTTATAATCAATAACGTTATACTCTATCTGATCTAGTATGTCTTGCACTCTAAAGAAGTAATCATTTGATTCTAAATAAACACCATCTTTACTTTTGCAAAACATTAAAACATAAATTTTTTCACCGATTGCTTGAAGTTTGCTTAGACTTATTTTAATATTTAAGCTTAATATTGTTTTATTGTTGTCATCAACAATTGTTTCAATTCTTAAGTTAGAATTGTCATTCCCAATCTGAGAACTAATACTATCTATTAAGGGTACAGCGTTGATTAAAAACTTATCTTTTTTACCGCGTGCTTTAATTTTACCAGTCAGTCCTTTTACTTGCTCAAGGTAAGACTTTTTTCCAAAGTCGTCTTCAAATAAAAAAGCAGGATCGATTCCTCCCTCAATTAAGCGATTGTATATATTTTTAAAAGAATTTTTTGCTAAGACATGTCTAGTGCTAGTATTTTGTTCTATTTCTCTATCGTCATGACTAATAATTAATTTTTTCTGTAATTTTCCATCTTCTAGATTGTTAGAAAAGTCGACAAAGCCCACATAACGACTGTCTTTTAGTATTTGAGCAGTATTTTTTTGTTTAAACTGGACATAATTGTCGACAACAGAATTGACTTGACTAAAATTTAACTGGGTTGCTACAGGAATGGGACCGGTAGCTTGATTAATGTTTGAACTTAAGACACCTGGCTGACCCACAGGTTGGGTATTGCTAGTTCTATTCTTAGCTGAACTGAAGGGCAATGTTTGTTTTTGTTTTTGTTCCCTTACAAAATCAGATTTTTTAGAAAGCGCACCTAATTTTCTGTAATAACTAATACCTTTTGAAGACAGGCGCAGGTCTATTTTTTCAGCAATTTGACTAGCACTTAAATTTGATTTATTATCTGATCTAGCTGATGCATCAACTTTACAGTATAGTTTTAAGTCAAGCATGACGTCAGAAACGCCCTCTCTATTCGTGTGTTCAACATATTTTAAAAGCCTCGGAGTTAAATTATCCTCGTCGATTTTTAAAATTTTTTTTCTTTTTGCTGTATTGTTTCTCAAGTACATTTTTAATCCATCACAATTGTAAAAATATTAACAAATGTGGGCATCTTAAGATCATCGTAATAAACTTTGCCCACATAAAAGACTCTCTTTTCGTGTCTACCCATGTAGTCCTCATAGTCATAAAAAACACCAGCATCGATCACATCGAGCTTATTCATCTCAGGACCAATGTTGTCTTCGTATACTTGTAATATTATGTTATTGTCGTTCGACGTTTTAGGAAACTTTATTGTTTCTACTTGTCTCGGGTATGTTTCTACAACAGGAAGTTTATTACCTGCCTTGGTTCTTCTAAAAAGCTTTTCGCTCTTATACTCGACATCTTTTCTATTTTTTGATATTAAATTATTTTCACCTAGACTTCCTGGTTTTTCATCTATTTGATTTGACTTAAGTAGAACGTTTATGTCTTCCCACGTTTCTCTATTTGTACTTCTAATATCTTTATAGGTGCCTATCTGTTGATTGTTTTTTTGGTTTACTGGGGGTAAAAATTGAAAATTAGGTAGATGCGCTAATTTTGCGTCTAAAAAGAAAGGTTCAGCATCATTAACGTTAATTATTTCCTTGTAAGGGCTGCCGCCAAATGGTTGAGAATTATTTATCACAAACTCAATTCTATTTTTATCCAACTCGAATTTGTGATTCCCTAGATTGTCATAAGTCCCTATAAAATAATTTTGCTTAAAATGTCTAAGCGAAGTGTCTAAAACGCTTTTCATTCTGATGTCAAAGTCGCTACCGGTTGCAACCCCTAAAGACAACCTAAGTGCTTTTGATTGATCTTTTTCAAAAATATTATTGCCAACAATCGATCCTGTTGGGGACATATGTAGATTTATAATTTGACCACTATCATCTTTCTCTAAAACAATTGAATTTTCTGGGCGCTCCATAACCTCAAAATATATTCTAGAACTATATTCTTCTTCTTCGCCCTTCTTATAGTAAGTATTACAGTCTGAGAGTGAAGCAAATTCTGCTCTTAGTTTACCCTCTGCTATCTGACGCTTTCCTTCCTGAGTGACTACTAAATCAATAAATCTTGTCTTTTTATCTAAAATGCCCATATTATTATATATCCTGTTAACTAATATTCTCTTCCCATTCAACAAAAAAACTAGCTCTTTGGAAACCATCTCTTTGTGTACCTTCACCTTTAAATGTTATACAGATTAAATCGCCACTACTAATTGTCGGGCTTCCGGTTCCGCCCCCTAAATTAAAGTTATAAGTTGAACGATGGTAATAAGTCCCGGATTCTTCTGCGTAAGTATGACCGGGAGAAGCCGTTACGTGAAAAATAGCTGGGCGGACGGCAGCATTACCAGACAAACCTGTAATAAAATCATTTGACCACTTATGAATAGCAAAGACAGCGTTCTGTGTAAACGGATTACTTGTTGAAGCATTACCTACGCCATCGCCTACACCATAAACTTTTTTAAATTCACCACCGTAAGGAAAGTATTTCCAAACATAGTTTGCAGCAGTTTGCTCAGGGTCAAATTGACCTAAATTACCGTCATACCACCGCCCGTGAAAAACAGGGGTAGGATCTCCTGTGGGTAAAGCGTTAAGCCAGAAAGGTTGTGTATGGTTAGTGACAGTTGCCTTATTGACAGTTATTGTTTTTGTAGCGCCGGTGCCTGACGCAGCAATACCAGTACCGACAAAGTTTAAAGCTGTCGCCGAAGTTGATAAAGATGAACCTTCATCCTGAACTGTTATACCTCCTCCTGATCCATTTGACGCAGCAGTAATTCTACCATTAGCATCTACAGTAATGTCTGCATTTGTATAAGATCCTGCTGAGACTGAGGTTGCTGCCAAACCAATTGTTACGTAATCTCCGCTCACAGCGACTGTTGTCTCATTAGACGTGTTGACAAAGTTTAGCGTATCAGCATTAGTAATTGTACTAGTGTTTCCAGACGGGTCTCTAACGGTGAAACTAGTCATGCCTCCGCCACCACCTCCGCCTGAAGCTGCAATTGTGATTGATCCGTCGTCATTGTTAGTGACAGTTACGTTAGAACCAGCTTGTATGAAGTCTGTACTGCCATCTGACAATTTTTGAATTGATCCTAGAATTTTTGCACTAAATATATTGTTTGTTAAACCCACCCTGACTGTGTGGGGAAATACAATTTCCCTAATGTTGTCTTCTCTATCAACGATCTTGTATTTATCAACTTTTTTAACTTCACTTACTTTCTTATTTAATACTCTGTTTTTAGACAAAATAACTCCTATGATAGACCAACTATTCCAATTACTTCTATAGCTCCGTACGTTCTATTTATTGCGGTACCATTATCGAAAAAAGGCAAAGAAGAAGTACTGTATAGATTGATATTAGAGCTCTGAAAATTACGTACGTGTGTCCCATTAATATCATCAGGTGTAATTGTCTTGAAAACTCTAAAGTTAAGATTATCATTATCATATTCTGATGTTACAAATTGTGTTGTTACAGGAGGATCAAAGACATTATTACCTGTTCTAGTAGAATCACTGCCCTTGACAACATTGAATCGACCGTCGTGACCCTGTCTAATAAAGTTTGAAATTTGACCATAATTATTCTTGTCAAAATAGTACTTGGGAAAACCTCCCCCGCAAATTACTGCAGGAGTGGCACCAGAAAATAAATCAAGAAAATTCTGTGTAGAACCATAACTCAATGTAGCGTAAAAGTCTCTGTTGAAATTATTGTTGTTGGCATCCTTGAAAAATCTAGTCATGTCAGTCATATTATTGAATCTAGATAACCCGGGTTTGAAAGTGTTGAATGTGGTTAGCCCAGAAGTATCACCCACAATACTAAAATTATTTTTATGTCCTATGTCATAACCGGAGTTAGAAATTGCATTAATTCTAGCTTCAGGATCGTACGCAGTTTGAGTTGCAAGCTTTTGCCAATCAGATCCTAGGCCCTGCAAGGGTAAAGCTGCCCTTGTTAACTGGTTTAATTTTGGAAATAACGTCCTGCCAGGTAGGAAGTAGGAAGGAGACCCAGGATTATATGCAAATGCAAAAGAATCTATAAAACTACCTGTCATCTCACCTCGTGTTGCAACTTGCCACTGATCAATCACTGGTTCATTGCCAATGACCTCATAAACAGCGTTCGACGTTAAATTTTGATTAAGACCTTCGTGAAACTCTCTACCATCTTTTATTTGAGATCCGAAAAATTCTATATCAGTCACCCCCTTCAACGTCATACTAATTTCATCAAACTCGTCGTCACCACTAGATACACCCCATTGGGCTTGTCTAGGTAACGGGTATTGCCATCCGAATATAAGCTCATCTTCAGGCATTATTAGATACGGTGAAGACCGGTCATAACGATCTAAGGTGGTGTTTTTAAAAGTTTTATTCTTAGCGACTGTGGTGGTTGCAACATTAATCTCTGTTGATGAAAATGTATCAAGTCGAGGATGAAATGAACTACCAATATTTCTAGACAAACTATTTAAAGTTTGTGGCTGTCTACCTCCCCCCGAATCTAAAAATATAGTATAGTCTGTTCCAGACTTACCCATTTCAAACATTGAAAATATCTCTTTCGAGATTATGGTGTTCCTGCAGGGGAACTCCATTTTAAACTTGTTCAAATCTAGATTATTAATACTAGATGTTATTTCTAAAATTTTTGCATCTCTCTCTAAACTTTCCAATATGGAATCACTGAAAGGGGCATCAAGTAAAGTGTAGTTTGTGGTGTCATTCGGTACATTAATAAAAGTTGAATTGGTAGCACTACCAGACCTATAAACTGTAAATTGCCCATATGTTATTAACTCCCGACCGGTCACAACATTATCATTAAATGTATCGGCCGTCCCGGAAGATCGATCAACGATATGTCGGCTTTCCGGAATAGTAATGCCCAGTGATAGCTCTTCTATAGGTGCGCTAGCACTATCTTCAAGAAATTGCACATCGTAAGTATAATTTGACGCGTCATTAAAATTTCGAAGTATAAAGAAAGTAGGTATGAATATTTCAGAATTTTTCAACTGAAAGAAAGAAAAACTTGATCCGGACCATTTTGAACCTTCTAATTGGTAGGCCTGAAATGTTGGTGAACCGTCTTCAATATCTGAGAATTGCATTGATGCATCAAAAGTCACTTTAACTTTTTCTAGCAAGAATGGCTTTGTAATTCCTAGTTGTGAAGCTTTAATTACCTGGCCAGATCCTGTCTGTGGTGCAAATTTTGCATGAGAAGGAAAACCAAAAGCATTAGTAGGTCTTACACTAGATCCTACAAAAAAGTCACCGTTGTATTTAAAGTTAGGGTATCGGGTTGGTGAGTTAAGTTGTGTAGTACTTGACTGTCCTACTGGGTTTAGACTTCCAAAACCTATAGAAGAAGATACCAACAGATCATCTATGTTTTGATTATACCTTCTAGGACCTTGCAGTGCACCGTGATCCCACTTTTTTTCAATAAAATTAAAATAACACATCATGTTTTGATACGACGTAGTTGTATTTTGAGGTGGGGGATGAACCAATCCTATTTGAGTATCTTGACTGGATGACAGTGTTATCTTGAACTTTGTCTTGTTCAACAAACCACTGTTAAATCCTGGTGTTATATTTGGGCTCGTACCTTCATTGTAAAATCTATTATTGGTATAGTTGACAATAGAATCTTCGTTGAATGGCGTGTGTCTCTGTACTTTGTTGTTGGCTATGATTTGATATTCACTATCAGTTATCCCGGAGATTGATGCAGCTGTAGTCGTCAGACCTCCGAGGTGGTTTGGAGATGCAAATGATTGACTGGCATGAAATATGTCAGCTGTTGCATTTTTATTTAGCTTAGGGTAAGTTACAGTCTCTTCTCTAGAAATAATGTCTACTTCATCTAAAGCCCACACCTTTCTATCGTTATTGCTGATATTGGCTTTGGCTTGTATAAACCTTATATAGAAAGCACCGGTGAATCCTAATGAGGAAAAAGCTGCCGGACCTATTTTTACATTTATCGCCGGACGATTTTCTTGTGTGATTGTCTGCTGCCCTTCTAAGTCCACCCCAGCATTGAATAAAAATGTGCCCGGACTAAACCCCTGATCCCTTATAAAATCTTCACTTGCCCCGTGCCCTATATAAAACGTCTTTATCGGTAATGTGACCCAGTTAGATGTACCGGTGGTGCTGATCTGAATTTTAAGAACATCGTTAAAAGCACCCTGACTTAAACCTAGGGTTCTAGATGATGCATCGTCATTGTAAGGCCCTCTTAATAATTTAAAAATCAATGTTGGGTTTGTTACAGACTTTTTTGTCTTGAGCCATCTACCTTCTGAATCACCTTTTCCACCGAAAACAACAGCACCTTTTGTCTCAGAAAAATCATCTTGAGGATCGTTTTCCCTTACTACATTTACCCCTATAGTCCTTACCCATTTATTAAGGTCAACATGTTTATTAAAAACATCTATTTCTTTTATTTCGAATTCGTCCTTTATTCTGTTCCCAAATTTAACTGTCCTGGTATCATCAAATGTTATATTAGGTAATATACCGGAAGTTGTTTTCCTGTTCATCCTGTGTATTGTGGGATACTCTGCAGTGTTATTATCAGATGTTCTAATTAAAACTCTAGCTGGGTTATTGAGATAGCCTGATCCTGTCTTGTAGCTTTGACTTCCTGTTAAAAATATTTTTGGCATTACTTTTTTAAACCTCCAAACGCAATAGAGTCTGTACCTAGCACGTTGCTTTCTCCAAATATTAATCCGTTTGTTGCTGACTTAAACCTAGTTCCTAGCTCACTTATTCTATTTCTAGAAGATGTCAAAAAACTTTTTGTACTTGCCACGTTATTGCTCACAAAGGTGTAGCTCTGACCAATCGGATCATAGCTTTCATCAAATGGAGAAAGGGATGCTTTCTCAGCATCAACAAATCCCGGCAAGGGGAATGCATATCCACTACTTCCTGCTGACCCTATGGATGGAAAAGTGAAACTATTAAACTCTGTCTCTTGTGAATCTAAAAATAATTCATTATTATTTTTTCTTGTCGAATATCGACTTACTATCTGACTAGTACCTTTTCGTATCGATTCAATTCCACCACCTTGCAAGTTACTCTTAAAACCAAATATTCTGATATCAGCTGGTGAAAGTGTAGTTGCATACAATCGCGTCTCAAATACATCTACAGAACCATCATTACCTGGGTGAGATGGGTCAACATAATGCTCTAAGTTCTTGTCATTTTCGTAGACAAACGGGTAAGCAAGGTTCAAAACACCACCGATCTCAACTAGTCTTTTAGGTTCGATCTGACTAAAATCTGTGAAAGGTATGAACTTATAATTTTCGTCTTTAGTTTTGTAATTGAGGCCGAAACCGTACATATTTAGAGAAGCATAGTGATTTATAATAGCGCTGCCCTCTTCTTCCAAAAATCCTTCCGGCGAGATTCTAAGTATAGGTCTAAAAATTGGTGATGCCCAATGGTCGTATATCTTTATATTTCTACCGACTCGATGTGCATCCAGCGTTCTTATGCTAATATCGTTGGTTGTCTCTAGACTGTCAAACATGGTGACCGGTCCTACCCTTGTTCCACCCACTCCAGTATTTTCATAGACTTTATTAATCGGCTGGACACCTTGTATTACAGCGTTACCTAATCTTTGCGTTGCAGGTGTTGAAGCACTGATAGGTAGAGAAGCAGTAACATAGTGCCCGTCTGAGTAAATGCTTCCAGTGTATACAAGATAATCTGGGAAATGTGTACCAGCCCGATCTTCAAAGTGTTGCCTGTAATAATAATCATTAAAATTCATTAGTGCCTCTTTATACGCCCTTCAAATAAAGATAAGAGTAGCTCAGCCCTGTGATGATCTCTCTGGTTTGCAAACATGTATATATCATCATAGAGATATCTAAATCTATTTCTCTCTAAAACATTAGACTCGTATATGAAATTAATTCCTAGAAAATTTGTTGTCTTAGGAATAAGAGAGTATATTACGTCTGTAAATGAGTTATCTATCCATTTAAAAAGTGATCTATATTTAAGAAGATTTAACTCCTCCAGAACGTTATTAAAATATATTTCTCTCAAGTAACGAAGGTCTTGATAAGTCTCATCAAAAATGAAGTTAGGTTTTCCTATAGAATCTTCTAGGGCGGTAAAATCATTAAACATTCTTAGGATATTTTTATTCAATCCTTGCATGACAGACATGTCCAATGATAACCTGTTATCGTCCATACTCTCTTCACTAGGTAATACTTCTGAGACAGGTGCAATTGTTGAAAAATAAGACTGTTCTATATTTTCAGCTTCTTGGAAAGACCGGATTCTAACTTTGTCTCTTGTATAATTTAAGTCAAATTTATCTGAAAGTATTTCGAAATTTACTCGTTTATTTTTAATGACATCAAAATTTGATTTAAAATTTTTACCGTCGATGTGGATATTATTTTGACTTAAGTCAAAAAGCCGATAATTACCGGTACCATCCGATCCAGTGGTTTTCTGCTTACCGTCTGTGTGGAAAATAATTCTTTCATACGAACCGGTTGTAAGATTAGTGAAATTATAATTTTTTCTCGGATCTTTCACGCCAAAACTATCATAATTTTTTGATCTGTTGATATATTCTTCTCTGGTTGTATTTTTTGAATAATACTTGAGGTTTGTAAGAATACCATGAAAGCTAGTTGCGTGCACATTCTCTTCAGTTAAAGTACTGTCGTTTAAAAACCTAGATGATCCTGGTGACTGAAGAGACTGACTCCCTATCACAAGAAAACTTCCAGATGTGTTATATTGACTTATATTTTTAAATACTGTATCTGGCGCATCTTCAAATATTGAAGCTGTGTAGTGTTGCGTTATTAATTCACCATTTAGCTGCTTAGATGCTCTTAAAAAATAAGAACTAGTTCCTGTGGTTTCTAAATCGTGTTGATTTTCTTTTCCAAAAGAAATGTACCATATATCTTTATCAAAAACGTTTACACCTGTCAGAAAAAGACGCTTAACAGTCGAACTAGTTCCGGGATTGTCTCTTAAGTACAAATTTAAAGATGAGTCAGTACCAACCAAATTAACAACGCAAGCCTCTGCACTAGACGGGGCTGAAGTTCCTGTTACATGCATTCTTGCTAAACTTTCTGCAGTCCTATAACCGTTTGGCCATGAATATAAACCTTCGTAAGTAAAACTTCCTGACGTGTAAAGTCCGTCATTCTTGTTATTGCTAATTCCATGTGGGTTGCTTCTGGTCTTGTTAACAAACTGACCGCTCGCTTCAGGAGCTCCAATCTGGACCCGCGAGCCTGAAAGAAACTTGCTTTTAAGATAAGGTATTTCTGAATCTTTTGGGTGACCCTGATATGTCAAATTAGTTGTCGAATTATTAATAGATCCAGTGAAGCTTAAAAATCTGTAAACATCTCTGGTCATTTCTCTTGACGCGTCTAAAGACTTTTCTTTTGAGCCGCCATACTCTCTAAAGGTTAAGATATTATCAGGTTCTATTCCTGCATTTCTAAATATGCTCTTAATTGACCTAGCAGTTCCTCTTGATTGATTCATCCTAGGCGCATCTGTAATTATTCTTCGCCAAATTAAATTCTGTATTTGATTCAAGTTAAGCGCTGACAAACCCCCTAGCTTGTTTAAATTTACCCCTTCTAACACCTGATCAATGTCACTATATGAAAACATCGCAGGTAATTTTATATTATGTAGTTTTGCTTTTCTGACCAAAAATGGATCAGGTGTTGTGTCATAATCTTCATACATCGTGTAACGATAACTTGATACAGCGTCTATATAAAGTTTCAATTCATCAAAAAACTTAGCATAACTAAGCAAAAGTTTTATTAGAAGTTGAACTCCAGGTATTTCTGATTTACTTTGTCCGGGATTATTTGATGAAAACGTGGAAAAGTTATTTTCCATTCTTTCTAATTCCTGACTATAATCTCTAAAATTTGTACCTTCTTGAAAGTAATGCTGTGGTATTAGCTTTGTTATTAAGTTTGGGTTATATTCGTCATATAAGGAGGCCGTTGTCAAAAGTCTTGTGTTTAGACTTATTACGTCACTAAATGTCGGAAATAAAATTGGGTTGCGATTAATATTTTCTGACAAAACAGGATTATCAGATCCAGTTAATCTTAAATCAGATGAAAAATTATCTATTTTTGAATGTAAAGAGTTTCCGGATGCATCAAAAAGGATGTTATTGCCGCTGTGCGCACCATGTGGTTCATTGAAGCGGTAATAAAGTTTGAGATGATCATTCTCTCCTGAATAATAGCTTTTAATTTTTCTCTGTTTTATGTCTTTCACTGGAAAGATATTGTGAAAATACCTCAAGTCATCTATCGAACCGGAAAATGTTTGCTTATTTGTAAACAGACTAGCACCTACACGAGCAGTCTGGCCCACACCTATCGTCATATCAGCAGCGTTATAATTAAGCTTGCCAAAAGAAGTTTGCAAACTCGAAGAGTAGATATTGTCATCAATTATCAGCTTAACTCGCCTGTCGTTGAAGGGATCAAACATTGCATGCACGTGACTAAATGACCCTTTTTTTAGAGAACCGGATACTATGTTATGACTAGACCCGGATGTTATAAAAAAGTGTAATTCACAACTTGTCGATGAATTTGATTCAGAAAGAGCAATTGTAAAATTATTTGCCAAACTTCCAAACTTTTGTACAACTATTTGATTGTCATTAGACTGTGTCGGCACTTTTAAAAACATCTCCAGACAAAATGGAGAATTATTAGGATCTAATACAGGTGAACCTGTTGGTGTATCAGATATTGATTTAATTGAAGCGCCAGACCGGTCTTTAACATTTATTTGAGTTCCGTTATTTAAAGATTCACCCACAACTGTTCCGGAAAAGTTAAGATATCCAACATTCTTTGGGAATTTATCTAGGACATACTTTTCAAAACCTGTGAGGTCATCTTCGTATTTCTCAATTAATTTTCTACTTTTTTCAAATGGATAAAAGTTAACGATCTTATCAAAAGCTTCGTTTACATTTGCAACAGCAGAGTGAAAAAAAGTATGATTTTCATATTTAGAGTAATCTACTCTTAACTGTTGTGTTGAAACTAATCCTTCTGTGTTGCCGTATCTAAAAGAAGAACTACTTTCAATGTTTGTATTATTAAAGTATTCATTATCTTTAAATTCGAATTGACTATTAAGGTAATTAGAAGACTGTTTATTCTGCCTTGTAAACTTAGGTTCAAATAACCTTCCTTGCTGTCTCTGCAATAAACTTTTTGACATACTATACTATCCTAAACTTCGATGCTGCATCTTTAATAACTGTGTCTGCTCCGTTTCGCCTAATTAAAAAGTCAAAAGAATACACACGGCCTCTAACTAAAGAATCAGTGTAAAATTGAAAAAACATGCCATCTTCGTCTGTTGATAATTTTGTAGAGTTATTTGTCTTATCAAAGTCAATTATAATTTTTCCATCGTTAACATCGCGGATTCTATAAAACATTTCTTTGAATATTTGACTTTTCTTTTCATATGGTGATCTAACAAAAACAATGTCTCTGTCTCTATTCTCAGCAAATACACGAATATTTACAATTTCTCCTTGTCGATATTCTTCATTGGCATTTAGTACGGTTACAAGTAGATTATTTTGATTTTGTAAATTAGACTTACTTCTTCCTTCTTTTTTAAATGTTATTGATGAAGATAAATATGTTACTGTTTCTGCAGCATTGGTCCATATTTCATTAAATTTGATTGATCCTGTCAAATTAGCTTGCTTATATAATTCGTTTTCAAAGCTAGAAACTGCTAATGAAGAAGAATAAACCCCTCGTATTCTGTGTCGACCTCGCAAAGCTTGTGATACGTCATAAGTCCTTTTAAAGCTTCCACTTTCCAATTTCAATATCATGCAATTCGCACCGGTTAATTGTGTCGCAGAACTTCCTGATAAGATATTTTCCAAATTACCCTGATGATAATTTCTCAAGTACAATGATGATGAAACATTAAATATCATGTCACTATGACTATCTTGTATAGTGTCGTCAAATTGCATTTTTAATTTAGGTCTTAACGATGCAACTTGGACATTTCTTGATGCGAATCTTTTTACAAAATAAGTTTTATCATTTTTTTCGTAACTTCCCGACAGACCGATCAAAAATCCATGATTGGGAATCTGTCCGCTAACTGTCCCAGAGACTATAGTCGTTATGTCTAATTTTAAATCTTCTTCACCTGTTATGAATTCTTGGTATGGCGATAGCGAGACAGTTGACGTTCCACTCGGACCTGCTAATGAACCGCTTACAATTACATCAATATTAGAATCACCTAAGCTTCCTGATGCCATGGCTCCTGGTTCATTCCATGTAACTGGCTGACCGTTAACAATTGATGCTGTTATGTAGTTTGTTGCATCTAAATCAGAAAAAGAAACAACATTGAGTCCTATTCCCTCTGTGAAACTTTGTGCTAAAGGAAAAAGAATTGCCTTGAAATTTCTTGGGGTTGTTTGGCCTCCGTACACATCGTGTAAGTTTAATGTACATTTAAAGCTTGGATCATTAACGTCTATTAATCCATCTTCATCCATGGATTTTATTTCCATGATTGGGAATTTTATTAGCAATCGGGAATTTTCAATAGGGTTTTCTTCACCTGAAATTGTATTCTCTTTATAGAGCTTAAATAGATCAAGAGTACCCGCATTACCAACATTAGCGTCAGTTGCTCTGAATTTATTGTTTATAATTTTATTAGTTATATATGTGTCTTTAGAGGCTGATAAGATTCTTTGCATTAAACTGCCCTTCCCATAATATCATCGTTTGGATATTTTATCTCAAATATTCCACCTATAGGGGGAAACAGCATGCCTCTGTCAAGGTGCTGTAAAACGTTAAATTTATAATTATTGTATGCATTACCGTTTTCTATTCCTGATCTTCCTAAAATATTTAAACTTAACAAACTTACAACACCCGGTGTGTTTAAAATGATATTTTCAATTTCGCTGATGATTATAGGTTTATTAATCTGTTGATTCTGTATTTTTGTCAATTCTTTTATTTTCTCATTGAGTGAAGATAGAACTATGTCTTGTCGATAACCTTTTTCAACTGTTACGCTAAAATCGATACCGATATTTACAATGATTGAATCCATGATATCAATCGAGTCAGATACTATTCTAAAATCGTTAAGGTACTTTGCTAAATTTTGTTTAAGCGTGTCTGAAGATATTGTAAGCTTGTTTTTACTGCTTCTTGATATGATATGAAGTTGTGCTGCTTGCGGATTTCTAGGATTATCTGAAACAGATGCTCTAAAAACACGCCCAAATTTTGCCGGCATGGAGTAGATTCTGGCAATCAAGTCTTCACGTGTCACGATTCTATTTTGTGAACTTCTATTAAAGATCGCAATTTGCCTCATTTCCTCTAGGGACGGTTCGTCTTCTCCGCCGGTTGCATTTTTTAAATTTATTACCTGAAGAGACGCCCTAACTGAAGATTCTGTTGATGGAGGTGTACTTGTCTGAAAATTAGTTATCAACGTGTTGATAGAATTGATTGCTCCTGCTGATACATTATGATTAACACCTCCACCACAACGATATGTAATTGTCAAAGTTGTATTTTTAGGAGATATACCTAGGGTTTGTGTCGTTAAGAAACTGTTCGGATCAATAGTGACATTTGAAAATGTTTTTCTGTCACCGAAAAGTCTAATTGCATGCTCACTAGGATCAGGAATTACGTCTTCATCAAAACTGTCTTCGTTGCCTGACCCAAACCTTAAAGTTGTTTTTCCTGTATTAATACTTCGGATTGTCACAAATCTTTTAGGTGCGTGCATAAGTTCCATTCTAAAAGGTGTTTCTGTCTTATCCACTCTAGAGTTTTCAATTGCTCTAAAAACCGTATCTTGAGA